AAGCTGACTGCCAGTCAAAGGGTTGACCCCGATAAAAGCTCTACCCGCCTCTTCCTCTTCAGGGACAACACCGTAGGGAGAACGTGATGTGTAACCTACCTGCACACCCTTATCCCTAGGGTCTACAGTGACACTGAAGTTACCCTTATCAAACCCGATCCTCCCTGAACGAGGATCAAAGCGCACGGCTCCTGAAGGATCCTCCATTTCGATGGCGCCTCCTTGCAAGAGTCGGAGGGCACGAGCGAGCTCCTCTCCGTACCCTGCACGCATGATCTGATCCGTCGGACCCATAGCGGGATCCAAGGCCTGGCCTGCGTAGCGAATGTCCATTACTTAATTCTCGTTAAGTTAAGTCTACCAACCATGAACAAGCACACCAAAGGAACTCCTTACTCCTTTATTTCCTTACTTCCTTACTTCCTTGCAGCAATGGGTGGCGTTGCACTCACCACCTGGGGAACTGTCGAGATCCAGCGTGAGTTGAACGCACAGGCTCAGCGAGCTTGTAAGAGTGACCACTATCGCCGACTTGTTACGTTCCGAGGAGCTGCAGGTGACACCAGCTACTGCATCCCTGCCTACTTCACCAACGGTTCTGTTTCTCACCCTGACTGATGCTGTCCTCTGCTCTTCTACCTTTCGCTCGACTAAACCCACGAGAGATCAACTGCAACACACTGGTCGTATTTCTGGCTATCGCTGAATCAGGCGAGCAAGGGGTCAAGCAAGCAGACCTGGCTCTGCGTCTCCGGATTGCAAAGTCCAGTGTTTCTAGGAACTGCGGGATTCTTGGACTTAAAACCCAGAAGAACAAAGATGGACTCGGACTGATCAAAGTAGATCCGTGGCCCAAAGACCCACGCATCAATCTCTTGAGTCTCACAGATAAGGGCTACGATCTTTACGAGACCATGACCGCATACCTCCCCTGAGGTAAGGGGTTGTACTGTTTGTTTAACTGTACTTGCTTAGTTCTACACACTACGAGGTTCACCAATGATTTCTAACTCCGCCGAACGACGGCAACGCATTAAAGAACAAAGCAAAGAGGTTGCTAATTACATGAACTGCATCGAACCATCGCCTGAACTTGTCCGTAAATGGCAGATCAAGATTGAATACTGCAGTAAACGCGCAGACCGCGAAGCTGCTGTAGTCAAGATTTTTCAGCTTGGTGCGGATATGGAGCTGGAGGCGTGCATAAAACTGTTGTCTGATCTTGGTGGCGATGGTGAAATGATCCGCCGCTATCGCCGCCCCAAGCCGCCGAGCTTGAAGGAGCAGGCGCTGCAGGCAGCACAGCGTTTCTACGCAAATGGTCACGAAGACTGCAACGACGAAGAGGTAAAGGATGACTTTGACATCATCCGCCGCGCTCTTGAATCCCTGCCCGATTAGTCAACATCACTAGTTGTTCAACATCGCACGCATTAACCCAAGTGCTGTTCGCGTTGATGAACATAAAGCCTACTTTGTGTCCTGTCGTCTAACCTCATTGGCTCGATTAACTTGTAAGGCGTGCTTACACGTTGCCCGAACGTGTCAAACATTCCGGATTTTCCGGACAGTTCATCTACCCCTCAAATGACTGACATCCTTGACGACTCCTACGAAAGCGACCTCACCGAAGAGGAGCACGAACGGCTGATCCTGATGAGTGAGCACGCCATCGCACCACCGCTTTCACCTGCTGCCCAGGCGGTGTTTCACGCCTTCAACAGCAAGTTTGATTGGGTGGACGACGGAGTGCCTGGCCCCCAGTTCGAGGCAATCGCCGCCGCCATTCGTGCTGCTGCGGATCAGGTGGTGCCAGTGCCGATCGAAGCTCAAACTCCAGAAGAGCACTGGGCACTGCTTGGCGTTAAGAACCGCTTGCTCGCCATCGCTGACGAGCTTAAAACTTGGTAGCCGCAGTACAATCCACCCGTACACTGTCGTAACACACCTCCTCACAAGAACATGATCCTCAACATTTCACTCTCCGAAAGGTTTGACGACGAGCTGTCTAAACCTCAGCACATTTCAACAAACATCATGGCAGATCTTAAGCACAGAGACGTCCATGCTTACTTTGAGGTCTTCGTTCGTGTTCTGAAGTTCGCAGGTTTCTACGAAAAATCGATCGCAGTTGGTGCAGCAGAGATTGCTTTGAACACTACAGACGAAACTTTGAAATACATTCTCGATGAATACGATCTGCTTAGAGCAGATGAGATTCTCGGTGAACAACTAACTGAAGAAGAGAGAAGAAGCTTACGAAAAAGTTGAAGAGGTCACGGATAAACTCAGCAACGGTTGAAGTTAAAGACTGTGGCAGTTCTCTGTGATTGGCAGATCAAGGCTCTCTGTAACGGGGGCGCGATAACTCCCTTCGACCCCACGCTGGTGAATCCCGCTTCCTTAGACGTTCGATTGGGTACTCACATCTTTGTGGAAGACGAGGAGGTAGGTCTGCATGCCGCTTCGTTAGAAGGACATACACAAGACAACCCTTATTACCTGTACCCCAATGAGTTCATGCTCGCAGAGACTATGGAGACTTTTAACATCCCAGAGAATGTGTGCGCTCAGTATGCGTTGAAAAGTTCTCTAGCAAGAGCGGGATTTGAACATCTTCTCGCTGGTTGGATTGACCCAGGGTTCAGTAATTCTGTACTTACACTCGAGCTGAAGAACGCTCGCAAATACCAACCAATCCCCCTCTGGCCTGGTATGCGTATCGGACAGATCATCTTTATGCAGATGGATGAAACTCCTCAAGTTAGCTACAAACAATCTGGTCGCTACAACGGTGACAGAAAGGTAGCTATGTGTAAGGGGCTTATGTAATATCTGGAGAGAACATCACATCGGTTTGTATACGTAACAACAAATGTAAATGTAATCAAACAAGTGCAAACTTGATGAGCATTGTTTAATTAGAAAAGTCTTTAATAACTAGAAAGTTGAACATACTATAGCTCCAAGTAAATTTATGTAAAACCAACTCGCCCTATTTAAAAGGGGTTGACACCATGAGCTCTATGCTCTAGATTCATTTACATGGGTGGCACCGACCCGAACGCGGCGCGTACCATCACATCACACATCATGAGTAAGATCACCGCTGCATCACTGATCACTAAAGCCCGCAAAACGGCAGCTGTCTGGAACGAAGCTGACGCAGCTTTATCTGAATGGAACGAGGGCTTCGGGCTAGAGCTCGACTGCCACAGGGATCTGCTGAAGAAAGAGTTCACCAAAGCCGATGCCCAAGGTCTCGATTTCAGTTGCTTCCAAGGCGAGCACTCCAGGCTGATCTACCCAGAGCTGGCAACTAGGATCATCGTCTCGATCCGAAAGGCACCGGCTGGGCATGAAACCATCGAGGAAATGACTGCAGAGATCGACGAGCTCGAGTCGAAGCTCCGTCTCCTCAAGAAGAAGCGGAAGAACCGCATGGAGGAGATTGAACAAGAAGGAGAGTTCAACTTCCCTACCGAAAACATCACCATCGCTTTCAAGCGCACAAAGTAACATGTCGGATCACATCTACCTGCTTCAAGTCGCAATCAGCGCCAAGGTCCGCCAAAGCACCACCATTCAATTCAAAGACCTGAAGCTCCCTGATTCCGTAGTCGACGCATTTGAGAAACAGAGAGCAGTCTCTGTACGCCCTGTGCTCTCCAGCAAGCTGAAGGATTACTTATCCGTCCTGCGGACTGAGCAACACAAGCTCTACGAAGAGTGCACCATCAATCAAGGCGACACCCATTTCCTCCACGGTGACTCGTTTAACGAAGCGATGGAGCGGATCGGATTCATCCGCAGCAAAGCAAAAGAGTTCAACAGTCTCCTGAATAATCTCTGGTACCAGGAGTACTCACAGTGGGTGACCACCGTGGACAACTTCTTGGATCCTCTCTTCTCCGAAGAGCCTGAGGCGCTCAAACTTGCTAAGGAGTTGTACCTTTCTCTTTTCCCTACGAAGAAAGAGTTCGAGAATCCGATCCAGGTGTTCGTGGTTGGTCCTAACCCCGTGTGTCTGACGGAAGCTCGGCACGCTGACGATCACCCACTGGCTGATCAGATCTTCCACGCGTCTTTGTCGCACACCACTGAGGTGTTGATGGCGGCGAAGGAAGGGGCAGCTGATCGTGCCTTCATGAAGGCAGCAAAGCTAATCGACGACCTCGATGTCCGGAAGGCAACTAACGTTTCCGAAAGGCAGACAGGGTCGACTAAATCTCGTGGCTCCTGGCAGCTTATCGCGCAGGATCTGCAACTGATTAGCAAGCACTGCGAGGGTTTTGATGGGGTGGCCTCTCTTGCCGAGAGGTTGCTTGAAGTCGGTGTGAACCTTCAGTCGTCAGTACCCAAGATTCGAAACGAGGCCTTCAATCAATTCAGCGAAGTCAAGCGAGCTATCAGACGCGAACTTGATTCAATCGTGGAGGCGCGTCACTCAACCAAGGGACTCGAAGCACTTCAAAAGTCTCTGTCCCTATCTGGAGAGTACGCCGACCTACTTGCTCAGATCGAACAGGTCACCACGCGGGCTGAACTGGACGAGCTAAGCAGCTTTGTAGAAGTCGAAAAAGGCATCTACCAACAGCGGGCAAAAGAACTCCAAAAGTCCGTTAACGCTAAGGCCGAACTTCTAAAAGCTTCTTCAATCTCATTTGAGGACACTGTGAAAGAAGTCGTCTCCATAACTACTCCTGACTTTTAGACCATGAAACATCCGCTGAACATCAAACTCCTTCTCTCAAGCAAAGCACTTACCTGCGTTTACAAACGACCCTCGTTGATCAAGCGTCTCTTCAAAATTATCTGACATGAACAAAACCCTGTTTGCCAACCTCCAGAACTTCCGCGCTTCTTTAAACGCTTCCTTCTTGGAGCGCAGCGTCGTCATTGACGGCTTACTCGCCAGCCTCATCACAAAACAGAATGCTTTCCTTTTCGGTCGACCAGGGACAGGTAAGTCCGAGCTTGTCCGAGCTGTAGCGAAAGGCTTCACTGGCTGCAGTTTCTTCGGTTATCTCCTCTCTCCCACGACGGATCCATCTGAGTTGTTTGGTCCTGTCGCTGTATCCAAACTCCTCAAGGATGAGTACACGAGAGACGTAGAGGGTTACCTACCTACAAGCAATATTGCTTTTCTCGACGAGCTCTTCCGAGGGAGTTCAGCCGTACTCAACTCTCTGTTGACGATCCTCAACGAGCGGACCTTCAACAACGGTAAGGATGTAATCGAGACACCTATTCAATCGATCGTCGCCGCCACTAACTCGTTTCCTCAGGAAGAATCTCTTCAGGCATTCTGTGATCGCTTCCTTTTCAGGCCGACTGTTGAGTCCCTACTTAAGCCTGTATCGAAACGGATTCTTGACCAGTGGACGTTCGGTATTCAGCAACGACCTGCAGTCGAATCAGATCTCAAGTTCGAAGACTTGCTACAGCTTCAAAAAGATGTAAATGAGATCAAAGTCGACGAGGAGTTCTTAGATCGTTTCAACCAAGTAATCGATCTCCTATCTGCTCGAGGAGTGTCGATTAGTGATCGGCGAAGAGTCCAGATCCTCAGGTTTATGCGTGGTTGGGCTCTTGTGCAGGGTGACGATTGTCTCTACGCGGAACACCTACATCGACCCTTCCCCCACATCGTCTACCAAAACAAAGAGGACATTCGAGCTATCAAGGAAGTCTTGATGCAGGCGATCCCAACTGCTGAGAAGCAGATGGAGGACATCAAGAAAGCTCAAAACGCAATCATGACTGAGTACCACGGGGTCTTTACAAAGACATCTAAGTCTTTGAGCGAACTCAGCTCGAATGTAGAGAAACTAAAACGACACCATAAAGATCTCTCGACCCTCGCGAATAAGCTCGATGAGATACTCGATGGCGGAAGCTACAGAGTTACCGCAGCTGCACGCAGGGAAGCAACAAAAGTATCTCAGCTGATCGAACAGTCCAAACAACTTGTAGCTAAATCAATCTCAGACATCACACCATGACTATCGAAAAACAAACCGAGTTTCTTCGTCTTGTTAACAACGAGCCATTGGTTCTCGCTGTCTCTGCACTGTCAGATTTTCTCTGGGATGACTTCGTAAGAGAGACGAGGCCTTCTGTCACATACTTAATAAACCAGTACGACTTTGTTCAGCTTTCTCGTTTCGGCAAAGAGCTCTTCGACTATCTGTACAACGGAGAGGTGACCACGCCTCTCATCACGTTTGATGCACTAGAGAATTACTTCCGTCAGAAACAAAACGGAGACCCGGTTACTCTCCCTGAGGGTTATAAACCAGAAAACTCTCTCTGGTATGGCTTATTTGCAGACGTAATTAGCTCACCAGCATGGGAATACATTCTCGGTTTATCTGTGGGAGATCAATTCACCTCAGGTAACAATGCGGTGAATATCCTGAATGAAATAAGTGAACTTCTTGAGGACTACATCGAGAGCAACAAGATCGATGTACAACTGATTGCAAGTGGGGGAGACAGACTTAAAAAGCTTCGCGAGGAGTTCACTCAGGCGAAGGAAAGAGGTGATGATGAGGCTGCAGCGGAGCTGCGGAAACAAGGCAAAGAGCTCGGCGCAGCTATCGAGAAAGCAGTCGACAGTGTGAAGGCAGAACTACAAACAGAGATATCAAAAGCCATGGAAGGCGTCCGAGAAGACGCGCAGGAGCTGAAAGAAGCGATGGATTCACTTGCGGGTAATCAAGAGGGTGTCGGTGGCCACGGTGATGATCTAGCGGCAAAAAAGAAACTCGCCAAAAAGCTCGCGCACAACCCGAGCATGAAACAATTCATCCAAAAACTCGGTGCACTTCGTCGGGCATGGAATGACCGCAAACGCGCCAAACGTGCAGAGTCAAACTACAGCGACATCGTTGGCGCCTCTTTCACAGATGACGTCATTCACACTTTTCCGTCCGAGTTAGCGCTCGCTGCGACCGAGCAAGGAAAAGCTCTCTTCGCCCTTAAATACTCTCAGAAAACACTCCTCACTAAAAATTACGAGGCGAAAGTAAAGGACATCTCCAAAGGACCGGTAGTTATGTACGTAGACATCAGTGGATCCATGGCTGGTGCCGCTGAACTATGGAGTAAAGCTATCGCCTACACAGTCGCAGAGGAGTGCTTGAAAGAGAAGAGAGATGTTCAAATACACCTCTTCGACACCAAGATTCAAAAGACAGTCGACCTAACAGCAGGAGACCCCAGTAACGCCGAAGAGCTTCTGAACTTCATCCTCACCTGGGTCACTCACGGGGGCACGTCTTTTGCAGAGGTAATTAACCACGCTCTAACAAAAGCTGCTATCGATTACAAAACGGACGTACTGATGATCACCGATGGAGATGCTACTGTCCCCGATGCTTTTATCCGCCGTTTAAATAGATTCAAAGAAGATAGAGATCTGCAGTGGAACAGCTTCTGTATCGGGACAAAGGCCAAGGCACTCAAGGAGTTCAGTGATAACGTCCAGCTCGTGGACATCCTGAACGACCCGTCCAGTGCGGGTCTGTTCCAAGATGCTCTACGTTGAAAATTGTTTCTAGGAAGCATTCCCTGTGCTCAGCAAACAACAAAAAGACAACAGAGACATACAAGAGATCATAGAGTTTTATGAATATGAGATAGCACAGCTTGCACGTGAGGTAAAACTGGGCGACTTATGGCTCGGCGACGATGGCAAACTGCGGATCTGCAATAAGATCTTCGGAGGGGAGCGCTTCTGGACGGAAGTTAATAACGATGGAACGCTTAGCGATAAGCCACGAGGTCTCCAGGATCCTTAACGAGTACAACCCATTTACCACGAAGTTCGAGCTGGAAAACTGGGTACAGGATCAACTGGAGTGGTGTTACGCAGATCTAAGCTGCCCCAGCCTTGAAACTAGTATTAAATATCAAGGAGTTTATATAAAATTTTTGCGCGAATTTTACATATTTAACCTAACAAAGTTAACTGAGAGCTCAGAACTAATCGAGTACTCAATACCTTTGAAGACTTTTATTGCGGAAAACTATGGAGTTGAGAACCTGACTACCAAGGACTGTGGAGTGCGCTTTGCGAGCTGCGACTTCGAGCTGATGTCCATGCAGCTCACAGAGATGATAGTTGATTGGTGTGCGCATGTAGAGCTCGTCAACACCGTCGAAAGGAGCTACCCAAGAAAACAAAACCGAAGAGAACCTTAAGAAATCAACCCACTACTTCCATTTCACGGAAAGGTTTGTAAGCTCAAACGGCATCATTATGCATCTCACATGAAATTGCTCTTCAAGGTAGGCGAAACCAGCCTCGATAACACCGAAGCAGACGCCCTAATCAAAGCAGCCGCCAATACCAACGAGGTGGTGATCGATCTCGCAGACCACGTTGACTTCAGCAAGCTTGACGCTTCCAAGCTCTTTGCCCTCAGTGTCGAGTCAAAGAACCCCAAGCTTGCGTCGCTGGCAGCGAAGGTGGCAATCGAAGGCTTCCCTCAGGCCAGGGAGCGCAAGAAGAGGTCTCCAATGGTCCGTATCACGCAGCTTCAGCAGGACAAGCGGATCGCCATCAGCAGCGACCAAGCGATCATGGAACTTTGTTCCCAGGACAGCCTCAAGGCATTGGGCACTGCAATGATCCTCAACTCTCTGCATAAGTCAGACAAACTGACTCTGAGGCAGATCGCCGTTAGTACGGTCAACGAGCTTGCTTTCCGTGGTGAGGTTTCTGCAGACTCGTCTTGCTTCCGTGGTTTCGCTAGAGACTCCGATGGCAACCTCAAGCCGATCCTCGTGAAAGCTGGAGAAAGCAAAGCCGAGGCTTACCACGCGTCACCGGTTTACGTTGCTCTACGCGAAGGGCTGACTCAACTTGGTCAGTGGGGAATGGTCGAGACTCACGAAACAACTGAGTTCGGCTCCAAAGATCGTCGCTTAAACGGAAACTCCAACCTCCTGCGACGAGTGGTTTATCAGGTCGAATTGACTGAAGAAGGCAAGGCGACAGCTAAGCTCTGGAACGACGTTAACGACTTCATCGCACGAGGTTGGTCTAAGCGTGTACGCACCAGAGCTCAGTACTCAGCTGCAGCTTGAAGTCAAAACGGGGTGCTTTAAGCACCCCTTTCGATTTATCTCATGAAGATCTTTCTCGCATCAAACCAAGATCAGTTCGATCAGGCTCTTAAAGAACTTCAAACGATTCCAAAGCTTTGCCTTGACTTCGAAACCACGGGGTTAGACGCCCGTATAGCCAAGGCAAGACTGCTTCAGCTCTGCAGCACTGATGACAAGATCGAAGACAGGACTGTCTACGTTCTTGATTTCTTTAAGATCCCTTCGACTGAGGGTCTCAAGGAGCTTATTGAATCCAGAGAGATGCTCCTCGGGCACAACCTCAACTTCGATCTCCAGTTTCTGCTGGCAATGGGGATCGACTTTAAGGGAAAGATTTTTGATACCTTTATCGCGGAAAAGTGCCTCCGCGCTGGCTTTAAGGAGAAGCGGATATCGCCACAGGCAAAGAAGGCGTACTTCGCAGACGTCTCATGTTCGTTGAAAGCAGTGGTTGAGAGGCGCTTGGAGCTGGAGATCTCGAAGGAGCAGCAGGTAAGCGACTGGAGCAAAGAGGATCTCGATATTGAACAGATTGAATACGCAGCTAAAGACGTCGACCTACTCCCAGCTATAGCTGCAGACCAGCTGAAGGAACTCGTCGAAGAATCCTTAGTCGATGTCTACGGACTGGAGTCGAAATGTATTCGCCCAGTGGCATTAATGTGCCATAGAGGATTTAACGTAGATGTTAGTAAGTTAGTAGCACTAAAAGAAACTATTACCGAAGAGCTAAACGAAGTTACTATAGAATTTTGCACTGAGCTTGACCAGGCACTTCCTCCGGGACTGAAACTTCCGCGCAACCTAGATGGAACACTGGCTATCGGAAAGCGACAGCGAAAGGATTTCAATCCGGGATCTGGTGTGCAGTGCATCAGGTGCTTCGAGGCTCTCGGTGTTGAACTACCCATCGCTCCAGCAACAGGCAAACCAACGCTTAATCAAGTCACCTTGTCGGAATTCGACAGTGACGACAAATTTTTGAACCTCTATCGAAAGCGCACAAAGATCGAGACCAAACTGGAGCACGTCGAAAAACTCCTTTCGAACATCAACCCTGTATCCCAGCGGATACACAGCGGATACAACCAGTACGGAGCTAACTCAGGACGCTTTACGTCCTCTGGAGCTAAAAAAGTCACAGCGAAAAAGACCAAAGACCACTTCGCTATCAACGCTCAGCAAATCCCACGGGGATCAGAGTTCAGGGAGTGTTTCGTAGCGACCCCTGGGTACGAGCTGATCATCTGCGACTTCAGTCAGATTGAGCTTCGCTTGGGCGCAGAGCTGATCAATATCCCTCAGATGATCAAGGCTTTCCAAGAGGGTCATGACCTTCATACGGTTACAGCAAGCCTGATCTACCAAGTCCCACTCGAGGAGGTCAAAAAACACCAAAGACAAGACGGCAAGACGCTCAACTTCGCGCTGCTGTACGGCATGGGCTACCGCAAATACAAAACGTATGCAGCGCAATCAGGGAAAGTGATATCACTATCGGAAGCTAAGGTCGCTCACTCCGCTTTCCACAGGGCATATCCGCGACTCAAGCAGTGGCACAGGGAACGCGCAGCGCTTGTCGAGGATGGGTGGACTTACGTCAGGACTCCAACTGGAAGGCGCAGGTTGCTGAGTTACGACGATGCGATGATGACCGTCAGCGCAAACACCTTGATCCAAGGAGCAGGAGCGGACATCCTCAAGCTGTCTCTGGCTAAGTTGAACGAACATCTAGGCGAAGATGCGTTCCTTGTAGCATGTGTTCACGATGAAATTGTGTTGGAAACTAAGCAAGATAAAGTAAAACAATACAAAGAAATTCTCGAGCGATGCATGCTCGAGGCTGCGGAGACTATCCTCAAAGTCGTGCCCGCAAAAGCGGACGCCAGCACTGGACCTACATGGGCGGAGAAGTAATGACCACGGTGACCAAGCGAAAAAAACCTGACCCCAAGTTCAAGTTCAAAGCGGGAGACAGGGTCAAAGAGATTCGTAAGTTCCAGCACAACGTCACCAACCCGTTTAATAGAAAAACTGATCGCATTAAGAAGTGCCTTGAGATCGCAGCCAACCAACGTATAGGCACCGTGCTCAGGACTTTTTTAAAACCAAATCAAAACGGTGCTCGACACGTCTATGTCGAAGTGCTCTGGGACGGATTCAAGACCCCTTCAGAACACTTGCAAATTCGGCTAGCCCCACTCGACTCACCGCCAGAAGACTGATAAGGTCATCGACAGCAGATCAGACCACTTCGTGGAAATTACAAAAATTCTAAAAACCACTGATAAAACTATATTTACAGCCAAAACAGATGAAGGTTATGTGGGCTGTGTAAGAAAAGAAGAGTACGTATGCTTTACCGTAGACGTATATGACTCAGTACTAAAGGCGGCAAACGGAGCACGAAGTTTAGAAAAAAAACTCAGGGGTGCTCAGGTAAGCAGCAAACCTGCAAAAGATAAAAAAATTCAAATAACTACCAAAAGTAAAAAAAAGAAAGTAAGGTGTTCGGAAAAGCTCTACACCCTTGCGGACACCCAAGCGATGCCGCTTCTTAGTTTCCAAGAGGTGTGGGTCATCGTAAGAGGTGAGGAGTACGTAAGCGACTGCCTAAATAAAGAGAAGAAGAAGCTGGTTTCGTTCACCAGCGAAAGGGAAAGCGCTAAATACTTTGTTGACCACGAGAAAGCAAAAATGACAATGCGAGTGCTTAAAGGTGTCGTAGGTCCTGGGTTCGATCTAAAGCGATTCTTTATTCAACTGAAGCCTTAGACTGAATAAAAATCTAGGTTTCATGGCTCGCTTCGCAGGAGATTACTTTGGGTTCGCCTTAACACCTCAGAGCGACAGTGGTTCCGAGCTAATTAAATACTACCCAGAGCTGGCTCAAGTCGGTAAAGCAAAGAAGAAAACAGCTTTCGAGCAGTTCGAATCAGACCAAACTCGTTACAGCGCCCCGAAAACTCCAGAAGCTTTTGGAGGTTTCCGACAGTTTGAGAAGAAGGAAGACGCAGAAAGCGCACCACCCTCCTTCGGAGGCATGCCTTCGTACACCGCAAGATATTAAATTACGTCGCGGGAATTATCTTATACTGGAGCCAAAGACAAAGTAGACGATGACCGCTTCTCGCTATAAGGCTCCTAAAGGTTTCCTTGCGGGAAACCGTTTTGGCCTGAACCTCTTTGATCTTTTTAAAGAAGATGAAGAAGGCGACGGTTACTCCCTGAGCGGGTTTGAGGGTCTTGCTCCTTCGTTCACCACGCAGAACCTCGAGAAAGGTCGGGGCGGTGTTGTTGGTTATAAAACGAGTCCTGCTGCTCCTAAGTTCTCGCGGGTATCCACCTTTTCTTTAACGCCTGAACAAGGCGTTTCGGGAGGGCCTTCCTCGGCGACGGCAACCGCAACAATCGAAGCCCCTGAGGTCGAGGAAAAACCCGAGGAGTTAGATCTGGGTCCCTTGGCCGCAAAGTACGGTGCCACGGGGCTGTTCGGCCACATGGATTACATGAAGGCAAAGGAGCAGGGATATAGCAACGAACAAATTAGTGACTGGATGAGGAAGAATCCTCAACTAGTGCAGAGCACTAATCAACCGGGTGCTGGCTCCCAGAGCCTCTATGAACAAATTATTCGAGGCAAAGTAGACACCTCGATGGGTCAGACCCGTGAGTGGGCTAATGCTCAGGCAGCTTTCCAACCCCCCGGTGGGGAGCTCGGTGCTACACAGGCTTTTAGGGAAGCTCGGACCTACGAAAACGCACCTCAAGTCTCCGCGAGGTTTGGTCAAGACCCGACTTATTTCGGCGCAGAGGACCTGAAAGCCGCACGGATGTCTGGCTACAGCGACACGGGCATCAAGGACTTCTTAGAGGAAAACATCAATCTGCTTCGCGGGCAGAACGTTCCCGGAGGCAGCACTGAACTCGGACAACTGACTGCCGAGTTTAAGCAGCCCGAACCGCAGCCTTCGAATGGTGGTGGCGGTGGAAGCTCTGCACCATCCATTAGTGCAGGAGCAGGTCAGAGCGCAGAGTACTTCGGCCACGCAGATGTAGAGGCAGCTAAATCGGGCGGTGCTTCTAACGAACAGATTGCTGAATTCATCAAACAGAATCAGAATCTGTTACGTGGAGGCAACGTCGCTGGTGGCGGTGGTCTCTACGACGAGTACAAGCAGTACATGCGATGAAACTCATCAAGCAGGTTAAAGATCGGTTGAGGGTGTGGCGGACGCTGTGTCCTCTCCTCTTTGCTCCTGCTTGGAACGTTAATCTGATGCTAAAACAGGCTGCGGACTGGCAGCCGAATGACGTTTATTAAGTACTGTCTGATTCTCGAACGAGACAATCAAGAGATAGCACTTGATCTGACAGCAAACGACGGAAGCCACGCTCAGGCTCAGGCGTCCGATATTGCCAGGGCTTTAAAGGCAGATGCTTTCTCGCTGACCTATGAGGAGATCGCTCCCTGCAAACTCAGCGAGCTATTTAGAAGACTCGCCTACAGCGATTTCCCCAAGAAAGAATGCTGCCCCTGGACGGGTAGCTACACGAACGGAACGCCTGCCATATACGCACTCAAGAGAAGGTACTACGTGCGCAGATTAGTACAAGATTACTTAGACATCGGTAAGGATGTGTTTGTGATGAACAGTTGCAAACGGAAGAACTGTGTGAACCCCTTCCACAATTCTTACAAGAACATGAAGGCGTCCAAAACCACTGGCGCTGACAAGGATTTAGCCTTAGCCTTCGCTAGCCAAGGCGTCCCTGTCAAAGAGATCGCCAAGGCGCTTAAAGTCCACACTTCAACGGTATACCGAATCCTCAAACATGAACGTTTTTATTCTTGGACTCAAAGTTAAAGATGAACCGCTCGAAGATGAAGGCACTGTGAACGTCAATGCGGTTGCATTGCCCTCGAGTGACAAGAAGACGACCACGAAGATCTCTCTCGTACAGAAAGCAGATCACTATGTGGGAAAGCTTCTGAAGGAACTTAAAGAAGACGAAACCTTCCTCGCGATCGGACCTACTAAGTCAGACCCCGATGGAATTCTGAAGATGCAGCCGATCCTGATTGTCCGTAAGGACAACTGGGATGACTTGCTCGCCGTCAATCTCTTCCTGGCCACTGGTGGTCTCGGACCCAAAGCAGAGGAAACTCAACTAGGGGACGCCACTGTTACCAACAGGTCTATCGCCTGGCGCGAGGAAGAACAAGAGACTTCTTGGATGAAACTGAGCTGCTGGAACGAACTCTCCGGTCAGCTCGCAGAACTTCCACCCGGAACACCGACTATTGCTGTCGGTCGGGTCAGCACCTCGGAGAAAGAGGAGAAGAAGTTCATCAACTACGGAGTAGACAAGATCGTCTACCTGCCACGGACTCAGCGTTCCGCACCCAAAAAAGCTGCCGATCCCGAAAAGGGTCGCGTTTCAACTGCCGCTCTCGGTTCTCTGGATTTTTCGCTCTGATTCGTCATGGTTTTTATCGCAGGCAAATTTTCGGCTGATGAAATTCTCTGCCAAGTACCGCCGCACACGCTCCGCATCGATCTTCAAGCGCGTCGTTGGAAGTCCGACACTGACCCTGACGCGGCCATCGTGGACAGCAACGACAATGGTATCCCCATCGAGTTTGTCCTACTTGGGTTCACGCCGTTTTTTGGCAACCTTGGCATGCGCTCGCATGAGGAGTTTATTCGTATTAGTTACATCGGTGTTACACCTTCTCACCGTCTTCTTCCTCCACGCTGCGTTTGCACGAGCATCATTAGTGGTAAGTCGAGCCAGAAGAACTTTATTTCGTTCTTCCAGACGCTCTACAACAACCGTATCAATGTTGGTGAGGTGATTACCAGCACCAAGTTTGTGCAAAAATCTTTCACTGAAAGGGACCCTGTGACAGGTGCTGATGGTGCCAAGATCAATTACAACGCTCTTGAATTCAAAGATCGCCCTGCACAGAGCGACGACGAGAAGAAACTCATTGAAGACATCTCGAACTGGCTGGAGTCGGATGGAGGAGAGCTGGTATCAGCTGCACTTCGTTCTCATATCCCCGGTGCGAATCTGGTTGAGCTTCCTCTGGGAGAAGATCACGCGGCGCTGAAGGCTTCCTTCATGGAAGCCAACCCGAAGCGTCTTGAAGGAGAGGCTCCTGCTTCTCTCCAGTCTCTCCCTCCCTCAGCAGGCGACCCCAAGAAAGCCAAGGCAGAGCCTCCCTCTGCAGACAAGAAGAGCGCTCCCAAGGAGCTGACCGACGACCAGAAAGCAGCCCTCAAGGCCGCTGGGTTAGAGTTCTGAACTCCTTGCAACCGCACCCACGGGGAGGCGACAGCCTCTCCTTTTTTTTGGCTACATGCTGATCAGGTCGCCGAAGCAAGGAAGATCGACATCATTCGTGAGGCACCACTTAACGATATTTTCAAGCAAAGCACCCCGAATTAAATAGTTGGCGTAGACTATGCTGAGCGCCTCAGCTGTTTCTTTGGTCTCAAGTTTAGCTAAAGAGTCCTGAAACCTACGAAGCGCAAAATCTTGCTCAAGAGTCATGTAACTCCTCAGCGTCTCAACCATATCTTTCTCTGCCATGTCCTTCTATCAAGTCCCTAAATTTGTTTTCGACCCTATCGGGAAGTCGGGTCTCTGTTATGGAAACATTTTACTTCCTTCAGATTTCACAGGAGGCCTCAAAAAACAAGTAGAGAAGTACAGTGTCGACAGTGTTACTACAAACGAACACCCTGACAATATTGAAGACCCCGAATGGTGGGAAGCTCAAAGAGGAAGGTTTGACTGGGTCATCGCCATTACCCAGGGATTAGGTGATAAGACAAACTGGATACTTGAGTACGGTCTGGACGTGACACGACACGGGGTGATCGTGCTCGATCGGTTGTCCCTGCTAGAGCCCACGCGGAAGCGAGAGTCGTTTCTTAAAGAAAGTAACCTTGTAAACCTAAAGATTCTCAGTCCTCGTCCGTCATTTCGTGCGGATAACAAACAACTAAAAGACTCTGTGACTTCTGCGTGGTTTGTGTTCTTTCCACTAGGAGCAGCACCTACTAATACAACTATTGAATACGAAGTAGGCTGGCAGCAACCAAAAATCTTAGCCCCGTGAGCAAGCAGCTCCTTCACAAGCTTGATCAGATCAGCGAGCTGCTCAAAGAGCAGAACGTAAAGCTGGATAAGATCACCGGTCTGATGGCCGGAAACCAGCTACTGACGGAATGTGTTGACTACGAAGGTAAAGCTCGAGGACCTGAAGCGTGTGCGGAGATTGTGCTCGAGGGATTCTCAGCAGCACTTTGCTTGATGTCTGAGCTAGATCAGAGAAATCGTGAGTATCAGTATCAAAAGCAGGAGTTCTTCTTGGAGACGGAGGACGACGAGGAGGAGCCAGGTTCAAACGAAATGACCGGAATTTTCTGACTTGTAAAGAAGTGTCTGATACTAGAGTAACTGTAAACGGACTACGACATTACGTTTGTAATGGTGTACCTAAGCCACTTCCGTCGGTAACGTCGATACTTAGCGCGACGCAATCAGAGGCCACGCGGAAGAAACTTGCTCACTGGAACAAGATGAATCCCGGTGGGGCTGAACAAGCAGCCGAACGAGGGACCTGGATCCACAACAGTGTGGAGAACTATCTTCGAGGTCTCAGGGTCGTTCCTCCAGAGATGTATCGTCTCTACTGGGAGGGGATGCCTGAACTCCTAGACAATCTTCTCGAGGGAGGCAGAGTTCTTTGGTCCGAACAACCGTTCAACCAACCAGCCTGGTCAAAGTACGTCGGTGACGACGGAGTCGGCAGGATCCACTACTACGACCCCGAAACCGGTCACGGATATGCAGGCTGCTGTGATCTCATCTACATGGATCGAAACGCAGACATAATCCTTGCCGACTTTAAAACTAGCAACGGTCCCTACTCAGCTAGATTCCCCAAGAAGGATCAGAATCTCGACGAAAAAACCAAAAGGGCACTCATCTCAGGAGTGTTTAAAACGAAGAAGACAAGACTACAGCTGGCCGCTTATAAAGCTGCAGCAGAAGCCTGCTTCGGAATTAAAATTAAAAAGACTCAGATCATTGTTACCACGGCGATCAAAGAGTACAACACTCAAATATTCACTTTTAACGAGGAAGATGTAGAGAAAGATGAGGCAAGTTGGTTTGAAGTCGTAAAACAGTATTACGACAATCAGAACGCTTTACCTTAGGGAAGGTTAGTGACAAAATAACTGAACCCAGGGGAAAGGAAGGGCGGGCGCTCCATAATCTTTTTAGGTTTGCAGCCTTGGCTTTTTTGCGCACCAGCGCCATAATACACGTCACTCCGTGAGTTCCATGAAGTTCATCTGCTCAGTCAACTCTGTAGTCGCTAAGCACGTCGATGCGATTACGGGCAAGATTGAAGCAAAAGGTAACTTCACCGCCTTCAACGAGAACTGGGAAGCTCTGGAGGCTTCCACGGGGGAGCTGGCAGCTCACTTAAAGCAGAAGAGTGGTCTATGCGCGTGGCACCTTCACGAAGGCAAACGTAAAGCAAATAGAACGGGTGTAATAAAAGCAGGCTTAATTATTGTCGATATCGACAATCAAGCAGATCACAAAGATAAGGATGGAAACAAAGTACAAAAACAAGAGCTGACAGTTGAGGAAGCTCTTGAGCTTGATATCTGTAAAAAGTATCTGACAATCGCTTACTACTCACCTTCTACGTCTGAAGGTTGGCCTCGCTTTCGTTTGGTCTTTGGCTTAGAGAAACCAATAATCGATGCCAATTTTTATCAGTGGTTCTCAAAGGAGATTTATAAACAGATTCCTGGGTCAGACGTCAGGGCCACTACGATCCCGAACCTTTTCTACGGACCCAAAAAAGAGACTGATCTGATCTGCGCTCCAGGTCGATTCATCCCCGCGAAGAAGACCGACGATGCTTTGCGGTTTTTTGCCACGCTTCCCGTAGAAAGCACCGATGAAGGCGACGAAGCGGTCGAGATACTTAAAAGTGCTGAGGTTTCTCCACGAGGGATTGACCTCACCGCTCTTGTCTCTCACACCGTCCGCTCAGTCTTGGATGGAGAAGAGGTTCTTGACCGGAGCTCAACGATGGCTTCTGTCGCCAAGGAGCTAGTCGGTTGGGTGAACTGGCTGAACGAGCACAAGATCGCTGTGCGCGTCTCACCCTTGACAACAGCACAGGATGCGTTCTATAACATCTATGAGTACCATCACGATGAAAATGGCAAGTTCTACCGCATCCTCTCTTCGGTAAGAGACACTGCTTCCCTTCTGCCAGCGATCTCGCTCGCCTCTGAGCTTGGTCCTTTGGCGATCTGGAAGAAAGTAAAGTCGGTAAGCCGGTCGACCTTTGATCGGTACGCCACCGACGAAGAGAAGGAGAAACTCGCTTCGGCTCGCAAGAAGCAGATCAACTCGGTGCTCGATGCGTCAATTTTCGAGCTCTCCACCTCTACTCAGGTAGAGGACACATCAGATCAAATCAAATCAGACCCTACAAAAATGAAGACTCCTAACTCCCCGAAGGAGCTGGTCGACCTCCAAGGAGGTGGTTCTGCAAACCAGAAGGTCACAGAGAATACTATTGCAGACACACTTATCTCCAATCTCGGAGGTAACCTTCTTTACGACAACACGCTCGATCAGTTCTACAGATACGACCAAGACCTAGGTGTCTGGTACCTATACGACGAGCAACATACCCGTCTCTATATCACCGACTGCCTGGACATCGTTGTCAAGGCTGGTCTGCTATCGCGCTATACGGCAGCCACGGTCTCGAGTATTTACCAGCTTCTCAAGCCAAAACTGCTGAAGTCTGTCCGTAACGGTAGGGAAAGCATCTGGACGACCTCTAAAAATGTCGTGCCCTTCAGCAACGGAGTGCTTGACCTGAAGACTCTCGAGTTCAAAGAAGGACTTCACAAGGAGCTCTACCTGCGCCACAAGCTCGGTTACGAGTACATAGAGAACTCCTCGTGCCCCAAGTTCCTCACTTGGCTTAAGAAGGCTCTCGACCCAGGACAGGACATCCTGATCCAGGCTTTTTGCCGAGCAATTCTTACGGGATATACATCAGGCGAGCGGTTCTTACACCTTGTAGGTCCTGGTGGCACCGGTAAATCCACGATGCAGCAGCTGCTGGTCGCACTTGCAGGTTTCCACTCAACCCACACCTCAAGCCTCCAGACCCTTCACGACAACCAGTTCGAGACCTTCAACCTCATCGGTAAAAAGCTGCTCCTGCTTACTGACGAAAGCAACTACAACAAACGGATGGACACGCTTAAGAAGCTGACGTCCGCCTCTGACACGCTCCGAGCCGAGCGAAAGTACGGAAAGGAAATCATTAACTTCAAACCTGAGTGCTTGGTCTGTATCGCCAGTAATGAGCACATCTCGTCGAGTGACTCGACAAGTGGTCTTGAGCGTCGGCGCTTGACGATCGTGATGGACAAGGTTGTCCCGGCCAGCAGCCGCGTAGAACTAATCAGTGTCCACGACGATCGGATCGAAGGAGAATTTGTTCCGGAGCTCAGCGGTATCGTGAGCTGGGCACTCAAGATGACTCATGAGGAAATGCGTGATGTCCTCGCCAATCCCTCCAAGCATGCACCCTCCATCAACAAGACGAATATCGAAGCTCTGGTATTCAACAGTCAATTTGCTGCTTGGCTTGCTGACTGCACTCTCTACGCACCAAACTCTGTAACCCCTATCGGTCGAGGTGCTCTCACGCCCAATACCGACGAGAAAGAAAAAGGTTGGTTTGTGTCCAACGCATATGGTGCTCTCTATCCCAGTTACGTCAATTTCTGCAAGGCGTGTCAGTACAAACCCGCAGCAAAGCCACGGTTTGTTGAGCGGACTCGTGAGGTGCTTACGAACATGCTCAAGGTGCCCGGTATCGAACTTGTGCTTAATGACGGAATTCCCTCTTTGAAAGGGCTGCGTCTCAAAGCATTTGATCTAAACTCCGACAGGGCATCTAAAGGTCCCGAGCGCCTACCCTCACCCGTTGAGTTTGCTCAGGACCCCACAACTACTAAATGGGAACCCGCTTTCAAAAAACATGACCCAGAGCCTGAATCGTAATTTTCTTCTCGCTTCTCTTGCCACGCTTGGTGTTGGGTGCGCCACTGCGATCAATGCTCCTGACTTCTTAGGGGCTTCTTTCGCTTTCGGTGGTGGTCTTCTTGGCGGCGCCAGCATCGCCAACGACCGCGCACGCCGCAAAGATACCCAGGCAAGGCAAAGCGAACGAGTTACGTCAACCTTCTCCGCGCTTTACGAACTGAACAGAGGTGTACTAGATCCTGTACAACTCAGCTTCATGGCGAACATTCCGCTCGAGCAGGCTCACGGGTTTCTGACCAATGTTGCGGAAAGCACTGGAGGGCAAAAGATTCCGACCAAAACCAACAACGGCGTGCTCTTCGCTTTCCCTCACTCACAGAACGCTCTAGACGAACTGTCCAAGAACGCTGAGAACTGGGCTAAGGCTCAGAATCAACAGCTTCAGGAGCAACTGGAGCAACAACAAAAAATTCTCCAGATGATGCAGTTACGTCAGGCCGCTGCTCAACAACAAGCCGCCGTCAACAAGGACCCTGATCCCTGGACAGCAACGGGGCAGCCGGGGCTTTAACAGCCCTAGCTGACGTTGTTGACGGTCAGGATGATTGAGGGAATGTCTGGGTGTGCCGGAACAGCATGCCCACTAGCAGCAAGAACTACAACGTCTAAATCATCAGAGTGCCAGTAGAGCTCAGCATGCTCGTTGGCATCCATACTCAGAAAGAAGTTCCACGCGGCAACCTGCCTAGAAGATCGATATTAAAAATTTACTTCAAAAAGTCCCACCCTGAGAGAGAACTTTCTTCGGACTCCTTAATTGCAGCAAAAACCACGGGTAAATGGTTTGCGAGGTTGTACCCGATAGCTCGAGCGATCTGACGATGCTCTAGTTGAGTATCCTCTTTGCCGCGAAGGCCAACGTAGTGGATAAAACTTCTGATGGTACCTGACATATGCAGGCGAGTAGGAGTATATAAAGGGAGTACATTTCTGGAACACTCACGAGATACTCCTGCAGCCAACAACTCATTGTAGACCTCCTGTGAGTGGCGATCTAATTCTTTAATCTTGTCCCAATAAATTTCTCGGAGGTACAGCGGCAGCTGCTCTCCACTGCACTGGCGGTTCGTCTCACCTTGAAAACGAAGGTCGACCTTGTACGGCTCTTCTAGTCTCTCCTCTTCAAGGGTTTCCCACGGATTGGTGTACCTCTGGGAAAGCTCTTGATATACGAAACTCCGGTGACGCAAGATCTGAGGGCTTATCGCACGCGTCGTGGTAATTCCAAAGGACGCCGAAGCTTGCTCAAACACAGACCAGTGACCGTGTTTGATGCAGAAGGCGAGGAGACGAGCGTATTCATCTCGATCGGGGTTCTTGGTCGAAACCCGAGCGTGACGAGCAATTACTTTTTCTGCTTCAGGAGTAATCCAGTCGAGCTCAGCAGAGTGAAGACCCATCGAGGGAGCCAGTAAGCATTAACAATACTAGTTTAAGCTCAACAGTAAGTAGCAACCAGGGCGATACGACGCTTTCCAACAGCCGGTTGACCAGCAGAATGAAGCCCCTGAAATGAGATAACAACATCCTCTCTGGGCAGCGACGTAAGAACAGGAGCTCCCTCTTTACGAATGAATGAGAAAGGAACTTCTTCCTCGTAAACCTTAGTCTCTCCCTCAGAGTTATTTAAATAAATTAAAATATTCTTGTGTGGAAAAGAATGATCATAATGAGGAATAGAATCTCTACTATCAATCCTATGAATACAGTTAAAATTAAGCCTAAACAAACAATTAAGTTCCAAATTATTAAACTCCATTATTTCACGAATAACTAGATCAGTAAGATCTACATAATCACTACTGGCAACTTTAGGGTAAGCGCAACCTCCTGGTACAAAGTTAGGACGTTGGATTAGTGTATGTGAATAAATGGGTAAGTTTATATGGCCTGGCACTTCAGGCCCGCACGTAGAGTCGCCGAAGTAAAACCACGGAAACTCACGGGACAGTACACGCGCTTTAAGCTCTAGGTAATTAGGTGTCTTGGGGTTCTGTAGTTCCTCAAGATAGGCCACTAGGACTTAGGAAAAGTTTGTTGGTACCTCAACCTAGCAGTAATCTCACGCGGGTTCGAGACCATACGAACGATATCCGCAGGACCAGCACCCAGACGCATACCTGCCATACGGACAGTATCGGCTTGCGAACTCATCATTTCTTTTCTACGACACCAAGTTGAAGAGGAAGGCTGTCAGGCATAGCGTAGTTATTAGGGAGGCCCAAAGCTCCCTGGTCAGGAGTATTAAGGAAGCTCTGCTGAGGAACCGAAGTCAAGATCTGCATCTGAGCCCGCAGATTGGGGTCCATCGTATTCTGAGTCTTGACCAGATAGTCAGCGGTGGAAAGGTCGGCGGCTCGCTCAGGAAGCTTCATCTCCCCACGCTGGTTGTAACCGGCTAACCCAGTGATCTGAGCAGAAGGCATCACGTTACCTTCTTCGTAGTTGGTGGGTCCTACGGCTTCACGAGCTCGCTCACCACGATCGGTTTGGTACTGCGACGTGACCCTATTGATATTGTCGAGAGCGATAGCGCGGTTCAGCTCAATGGTGGCGGGAGTCGACTGGTACATCGAGGGAGACCCGGTCGCCAGCTGCCCGAGGGGCTTAACCCGCTGGGAGGTAGGTCCTAAACCACCGGGGCGCTGAAGGAAGTTCATGTTTTCCATTGTCTTAGTTTAGCTTCGTTTCGGTTGTTTCTCGCGATTAGTTTTTTTAGAAACTACACGGAGATTGGACGGAGAATTGTTTTCGGGGTTGTGATCGATGTGATCGACTTCCTTACCGTCTCCTTTCCTTACACGACCGTTCTTCTCCATATACCTACGAGCCTTTACCCGAGCAGCTTGTCTTTTCAGCTGCTCAGGTGTGCTTCCGTACTCACGGTATTCTTTGTCGTAGTCTCTTTTATGAGCCAAAGGACTGCAACTATTTACCCTAGTTTAGCTGTAAAGAGAAAAGTCTCAGAGATATCACAAACCCCTTCGGTAACCAGAAGCCTCGCGGTAGAGGTTAGATCACGTTGAAAACGCTGAAACAACCCGGTATAGAGACCGTTGTCAGGACGATAAAAATCGTAGAGAGCTTCGAGAAAGTCTGCTTTACGCTGTTCAGCTTGGGTGTCCCAATTTGCGAGGATATCCTCCAGATCGAAGTCTCCGACTGACATTGAACAGCTAGAAAGGCACTCAAGCTTAGCAAGCTCGAATCATCCAACCACTCTTAGGACCCTCAACTAACCAACGAGGTCCAAGATTCTTAATGGAGTACTGGAGGTACTCCCCGTCAGTGCTCCCGTAAGAACCCGACACAAGATCTAACTCCCCATAGGGGTCGTGGACCCAAAGTTTTGTTCTGTCTGCGTTTACGCCCACGCAGCAAATCCAATGACCCCCTCCGGTGGGTTTCGAAACTGGACCTTTATGGAGAATCCCAATCGGGACAGGCACACCTTTCTCGAGAAGTTTGAAAACTGCGTCCCAATCACCGTTAGTGACAAATTCGGTTTTTAGTCCGAATCGATCTAGCGCTTGCACCTGTACTGCAGAGCTTGTAGTGTCGCCTAACTCAAAAACTTCTTGAATATATTCGTCGTCACCTGTGATCGCTCCAGGAATCTGAGAGCTCAACAGCATGGCACAGCTACTCGAAAAGCAAGTGCGTTGGGAGTCTCTGTAGTTGTCTAATTGGCTGTAATAAGGAACCTCTAATTTGATCTCTTTCTGCTTGGTTTCTTTCTTCTCCTCAATAACATTCGTGTCGTTGATTATCTTCCAGTGGTCTGGGTAGATCCACCAGGATTTATCTGGTTGTTTTGAGAGAATGACCTCTTTGTGTACCTGCCCTGGGTACATACTGATTTTGTCCCACTCCCACGCGCTGTTTTTAGGGATAAAAAGTTTCTCCTCCGCCGTCAAAAGGGAGGAATCAATTGGTTTCCTCTTCAGCCAGGTGTCGTGTTTCGACAGAATTGAGTGACCCAAGAGAGGATGTTTATCAGGCTTAGTCAAGAATAGTCTTTTTTCTTGCTCACGACGCCTGACCAAACCAGGGATAGTTTTATCTCCGCCTTTGACCCAACGACCAAATTCGTCGGCGATCCGTATCTTGTCTGCGCCCTCGTTCAGCAGACGTAAGAGAGTCGAACCCTCGAATGCTCCGCAACCAACGTTGTACGTAAACGAGACTAGAGCGTCGTACTCATTCTGATTCAGGTGTACTTTTACCTTACTTTTTACACATTTTTCAAAACGAACTAAATCCTTCAGCAGAAGATCTTCCGCCTCGTCTTCAGTAATTCGTTGATTAGAGATAACGTCGGGACCCGTGTGTCCGTAACCAATAGTTAAAACACCTACACAGTCGACATAACTCGTTAAACGCAGACCTTCAAAGCGTTTAATCAGGCTTATTCCTTGAGCGCTTAACTGAGTCATGCTGATAACCTTTCCGACTTATTTTTACAACAACTAGGTGAAATATCAACGCCAAAAAAGAAGCTCCGAAACCTGTCGCAACAGCTTCTGACCACGCTGAACCAAAATGCGTGGGATGATTAACAAGGTCAGCGAAGGAGGTAAGAACACCGGTCAGAGCTATAGCTCCAAAAGCGCTGATGCGCCTCAAGAGAAGACAGCATATAGCGTAGGTGATCGCAGTCTTAATACCGATATTGTAAGCAACTACAACATGTTTCCACGTAAGACTATCAAGGTCACCCTGAGTCATGGCGACCATACAAGATAACCAAGCCTCCCCGAACTTCTCAGGGAGACTATTTACGGCTCTGCTAATCCTCTGCGATATCACCCAACGAGCATGGTAAGCAGGTATTCGGAAGCGCTGCGGTCGGAACGGTGGATATAGAGGGTAGCGGTATCGCTAGAAGAAGCGCTGAAGCCAATGCCACCGCTGGTACGGCGAGTCGTTTTAGGTGCCGTATAGGTGCCGTCTTCGACGCCGTCAGAACCCACGACGGTAAAACCTGTAATACCAAACGATTCGGCGAGCAGGATAATCGCATTACCCGTTGCGCCGTAGGTTATCTCAAAAACATCTGAGAGAGGGTATTTGCCGTCACCAGCAAAAGCACGATACGAGTCAATGGTCACATTCAGACCATTGTAAGTGCGGATCTGACCAAACCGAGTGATACCGGCAGGCGCCGCGCCTAACTCACGGTTGAAAGTAATCTCTGCCATGGCTAGAGTCTTATATCACCAATAATCAAATTCTAGTTCATGTACAACAAGTTCAATGCTTTTACGTATGAGCTAATTATCTTTCTCTGTAGATTTTACCCACTTAAGAGAAAACCTTTTATCCAAAAAATACTTGATTACTGCTTAGACGACTGGGCTGCGTTCAGAGCTGAAGTCGCGATGAAAGAAGTTGACGAGCAGGTTCAGAACATACAACGAGAATGGGAGCAAGAAGAGAAGGAGAAACTCCAGCCAACTTATCTCGAATCAAAACCCGACGGCTCCAAAGCGCAAGCGCTCCTGGGAGGTGAAATAAGGCTCACGTCGCCCTGGGTGGAGAGCAAACGAAAAGACGTGTAGTATCCCTAAGTTCACCACGAGGGGTTCGCGTGACAGATTTCATAGGTAGGTATTATCTAAAAAACCATTCAGTATGCGACAAGGCAATAGATTGGTTCGAGCGTAATAAAGACAAGGCAAGCGAGGGAAAAATAATATCGTCTAAAGGAGAGGTGCTAGTAGACGATAAAGTTAAATGCTCAGACGATATTAAAGGTTATTTAAACGACTTCTATCAGCTCGGTGATGAGTTTAAAACTTTATTAGATTTCTTATGGGGTAGTGTACAAAATTATATTTCTGAATACAGCGAACTGGCTTCCATAAATTTTCATATGCCAGACGTTATTAATTTTCAAAAATACACTCCTCCTTTGGGAGGCTATAAAATATTTCACTACGAGAGACCAAGCAGAGCAGTAAGTAACCGCTGTTTAGTTTGGATGATTTACTTAAACACTGTTGAAGCTGGAGGAGGTACTGAGTTTAAATACTACAAGCACACAGAAAAAGCAGAGAAAGGTAAGTTACTTATATGGCCCCCAGATTTTACCCATACACATAGGGGTATCCCATCACCAACAGAGGTAAAATATATTTTAACTGGGTGGTATGACCTCTATTAATAATTATTTTGAGTGTGTTTTTTTATAAGCTCTTGCTTTTCTACCAGCTCTTTTAGCGGTCTCTGTATTAGCAACGTGAGTATTAACAGGCTTCCCACGGGTAGCTTGCTTTTTCTTCTCATCCGTAGCTCGACGCTCTTCCTTAGACATCGCTGCCCAGGCGGCCTTAGGGAGATACCGTTCGGTACGCCCTTTTTCGCGTGCTAAGTCAGCCATAAAGTTCCTCCTCCTCAAAAGGTTCGAATAAGGGACAAGGCTCCTCAAATAAAAGAGAGTTTCGCATCTGCTGAATTCTCTCCTGAAGTTCCTCTAGGTCTTCCTCATTCATTTATCTTTTTCGTACTCCTCTCTAGTCTGCCAGTCTTCCTTAGACCACTTAGAGAGCCTATTACTACTCGATTTCTTGCCCTCGTACTTACCTCCCATCTCCTTGTAGTACTTGGTGGCAAGCTGCATGGCTCGTGCACTATGGCCACCGAGCTTTTTGCGGGCTTTGGCCTTAGCTCGAGCCCACTTTTCAGGGTGTTTTTTCTTCGCGACTTCAGCCATCAGTTTCGCCCCGAAGTGTCACGCTCTTCCTTACGTCCCATTTTACGTTCGGTTTTGTACTTCCGGGCACGAGTTTTTGCTCGGGTTGCTTTCGACATCTCGCCACGACGCTTACCTTTTTTAGTTGCCTCAACGGTACCTTCCTTGAGATCACCCGATTTTTGCAGGGACTTAGTCGCAATAGCGTAAGCAGAGGATTTCTCCATACCCGGATTATCCTTCATGATGCTTTTGACAGCGTCCTCGAGAATCGCGGGCATAGGATTAGTAATGCTCGTATAATTTTAATAGATCTTCAATAGACCAATGCTCGAATATCTGCTGAACAACTGGGCAGAGGTGGCGGGTATCGCAGGTGCTCTGCACATCCTCGCTCTGGCTGTCGTCAACCTGACTCCCACGCCGAGAGATGATGAAATCTACGGCAAGGTTTACAAGGTGATCGAGATGATCGCCGGGATCGTTAGCAAAACCGCTAAGAAGTGATTACGCAGTCAGCGGTAATAACTGCTGAGCCCAAGGCGTAGGTACTAAAACGGGAGGAAGAATCTCAGGCTGGTTAACCCAGCGCAGGATTCTATCCTCCCTTTCTAATGACCAAAAATCTTGAGCTCTGTACCACTCAAACCAAGGTTGTGAACTCTTCTCAAGGTTGCAGGCGCCGCAAGCGGCAATCAAGTTCTCCTTGGTCGTCTTGCCTCCACGCGCCTTAGGGACAACGTGGTCCAGAGTCGAAGGCTTGGATCTACCGCAGTAGGCGCAGCAGCCCCACTCATCTAGTAGTTGTCGTCGGAACTTCTTACGTGCAGACCTTTTTTGTAAACATGTGAGATCAAAAATAAGGTCCCGTTCGCTCACAAATGTGAGTGCGGCTGAAATCAGTCTATCAAAAGTATGTCCAGGAAACAAAGGAATCCCTCGTACCCTTCTTGACAGGTTTCACTTCGTGTTTATATAAAAACGAAGAAGGAAATATAAGTAACTCCCCCTCATCAGTTAAGAACTGTTCATTACTTTCTTTAAAATTCATAAAAAACTCACCACCTTCTTCAGCTTTATTCACAAGGCCCACGATGGATAAAACAGGTACACCTCTAGCATTGCCATCAAACAGACTTGTAATGTGATCAACATGTGGCTTCATTAATTGACCCTTTTCATACCTATTAAGTCGCACTGCAGATACTGTGGGAGTGTAACTACTCGGAAAAATGCTGTAATAAGAGCTTAAACAGTCAAATATAAAGGTTAAAAGTTCTGGATACTCTCCCCAGCAATTTGATATTAGAGGTTCGACGTCATAATTAGACTCAATTTCGGAAGTACCTTCCCTACCGCTACGAATATAGTAATGCTTATCCCAGGTGCGATAAGAGTCACTAAAAAGACTTCGAGCGTACTCTAATAAACTAGAAGTCATTCTATACGTTTTAACAAAAGACGATAAGTCTTCAAGAGGCATAGCACCGATTTCGTTTAATGGTATCATACAGCCACTAGAACCAGCGAAATGAAGAAAGTAGGTATCCTGCCTCTAGAGCTATATAAATTCAAGCTGCCTAAAAAACTTTTTGAGTCAGTAAGAGCTAGGTGCCACGCTATACCTTGGGATAATGTCGAAACTCGCGATAAAAAGCCCCATCATGGGAAGTCTTACCCATATGAAGGTGGGTTACACGAAAACGAAGACTGGCTGGACCTTACCAAGTGGGCACAGAAGAAGGTCGATGCTGTAGTAAAAGATCTTGACTACCGTCAGATGGAACAATTAAAAATTAATCTGATGTGGGCTAATAGAAGTGAATATCTTCAATGGCATCATCCTCACACACATCCAAATTCTATCCTGAGCGGGATTATTTACATACAGGGTTTGAGTGGTGCTACGTGGTTTAGCAGGCAGAGCGATTACGACATCCAAAACAGATATCATGTGCTGTTACCGGACGATGCACGGATCATCCATAAACAAGAACCAGAAGAAGGCGTTTTACTTATATTCCCATCTACTTTGTATCACTCAGCAGAAGAGAATATGAGCGCCGTTGATCGAATCACTATTAGTTTTAATACTTTCTTTAAAGGGAAAATAGGAACCCTTTTAACCGAATTAATTATATAAAAGCTCAGCGCAGACAAATGTAAGGGTAAGCCTTCATGTGCGCAAGGTCGAAATCGGTAGCGTCTGTAGCACCCTGCACATGAGCGATGACACCGTCGAAACCCATACTAGTTGAAGTAATAGGTGTAGCGCTAGCGCCCGTGACTCCAAAAACAGGACCACCTGAGCCTGCGAACGTAAAAGGTGCAGAGCTTCCAGACGGGTGTGCGTGAGAAGCCATGTTGGCCACTTGATACGAGCCAATCTGAACACCGGACGGTGCTACACCAGATAAGGCAATACGCTTAGTGGAGTCATGCGCTACACCACGGCTATAGTCATGGCCACGGATATAGATATTGCTCAGGTTAGGTAGATGGATGTTGCTCGCATCACTACCGTAGGTGCCTACGGGCCAGATTTCGCTCAGTTCAAAGTACGTAGCACGCGGAAACGACTGACCGTTGCAAAGAGCGAACTCGCGACCATCAGCGGTGGTAAAGGTCGTCCCTAAGTTAACCGACGAAAGATGAATCTGTCCCTTCATGGTCTTCAGATTTTGAGTTTATTCTACAACCAAGACGTAGACACAGGTTATGTTGTCAGGTCTGCTTTCTTCATTAGCTCCGATGCTAGAGAGCGAGCTGTCGGGAGGGTTCTGACTTGAAGTAGCACCAGTAGGTCCACCGCTTCTCTGACCTGTGTAATAGAAACTGGCTGACGTATAGCCGTGAATATGCGAGGCTATATTGTTAGGCAAAAATCCGCTCGGGCCAGCGGAATGTCCAGAAGGAACTTGAATATCGTAGTAGGGGGCGCTAATAAAGAGTCCCCGCAGATCAGGAGCGTTGAAAGTTGTCGACCCATCTCCCTGGCCAAAAAGATTGCCGACTAACGTATAAAGATGGGAGTAAGTTGTCCTGCTAAGCTCCTGCCCACTACAGATAATTGTATTAGGAGGAAGCGCAGCAGCTACTTCAGCAACATCCGGGATTAATAACGGGGCGATTAAACCCACGGGGGATCTGACATCCGCTGTGGCGATAAGGGGGACCATTTCCATGGTCGCCCCTCGATTACCTTCTTTAGTGCCTTGGAGTTTACTGCTAGAACCAAAGTTACCGGCACCGTATCCTCCAGGACTTCCTGGGCTAGCGCCGCCGCCAGACCAGCTATTGGGCTGGCTAAAAGTATGTGTATGGTAAGGAAGACGGCCCGTCCCCGAGGCGTTTGTAATCGTAAGACTAGCTTCGTAAGGAAAGGGTTTTAAGTGAATATAGGGTTTCTGAAGATTAGGTAAATTGAAAGTAGTTAAACCATCCCCTGCGCCGTAATTCTCACCGATGGAGTCGAAAAGATCAGAATATGTAGTACGGGAAACCGCTTGCCCACTTGGAATAAGGTACCCACTGGGAAGAGACTCAAATGCTGCACCAGAAGCAGCAGCGTAAGTGTATTCTCCAATATTATTGAAAATATACACACTAGGGAAGCTAACCTTAGGCCACTCGCCAAGTCCTCTCTGGCGTGCAATCTCTGAAGGCGCTTGCCACGAACCGGTAGCAGCGCTCGAACTAGGATCGCTCGCTGAAGGATTACCAGTGTATCCGCCGTACTTCTTGACCATCAGAAGAACTTGTAGTTTGTTCCGATGATGAAATTATAGACTAGATCCATACCGGAAAGTACTGAGGAGCCCGAGGGATAGCAGGGATTATAGATAACTTGACCGGAAGGATCGATCCCGCTATAAACAGCTATACCGTTGGGATAGTCATATATGTGCTGACCCTCCATCGGCTTTCTGTTTAAAACCCAATCAGATGGTGGGATAAAATACGGAGCCCATTGAGGGTCCAAACCGATAATAAAACCGTAAGTCTCGTAGGTATATTTCCAAAAGTCTTTTTGCTTCTCAAAAGCGTCAGTAAGATACTCTTTATAAACAGCGTTTCTAGTGATAGGAGGAAGATTAAAAGAAGGAAGGTCGGCGTTAGTTAATAACTTAGAGGAGTTAAGAAGAACCCAAGCAGCATCTTTGATGTTATTTAAACAGACAAGAAACTCAGGAGTAGCGTCAGTCAGAATAGCGTTGTTAATACTCTCTATAACAGACTGAATGTACTGTCGAATACGAGCGTCTTCAAAAATCGGATCAGGTGACGTATCCCCAACGACAACAATAAAAGTTTTAGTGTCGGCGTCCCACGCAACAGTGTCAGTGCCCGAAACGGAAGGTACCTCAAAAGGACCTTCATATCCGGCAGCGTTTAAGTCCTCCTTAGTACAAGAATAGGTATAACGGGTATTACCGTTAGGAAGACGGATCCTTAGTGGAGGATACGAAGGAGTATCCGCACCCGGTGCTAAGAAAAACTGATTTCTAAAATCCGCCATTGTTACACCACAACGTAGGAAATCTGAACATCAACGGTGCCGCTTGTACTCGTAAGCAGATTCAGCTTACGTCCGCTAGGAAGAACGTACTTATTGCCGAGGACGTCGAGGTTGGAGTCGGCAGGGATAGCAATCGTATAAGCTAGATAACCTTCATCGTTATTAGATGCATCTCTACGGACCACGGTGATGTCCGTGTTGTCAGTACCGTTAGTATTAGCGGCTAAAATACTAAGAACAATAGTGCTGTCGGAATCGGACGTGACAGCAGTGATCTCCGCCGCATCATCTACGTTCTTAACAACTTGATTATAGAAAGTTGCCATGAACCCTACGTCGGGTGTACTTGATTAAATTTTAGCAGACCAAAAAGCCTAATCAAGCTAGACCCATGATTAAGCCGATAAGTTGATCCGCATCAACAGGAGGATTGTTAATAATTAGAGTCAAAGCTGCGTTGCCAGATGCAAGAGCTGTGTCTGCATCTTGGATAAGAGCATTCCCTGAAGCTAACGCTGTCTCTGCGTTGAGTACCGCAGTTTCAGCGTAACTAATACCTCCAAGACCACTCGCAATCGCCGTGTTGGAAGTACTAATTGCGGCTAAACCACTGACAATCGCAGTGTCAGCTGTCGAAATAGCCGCAAGAGCATCGGTTATACCTGCATTACCCGACGCTTGAGCAGTTTCTACAAGTACTAAAGCGGCATTACCCGAAGCAAGAGCAACAGAGGCAACCTCCAGAGACGCATTACCAGAAGCAATGGGTGCAGGGGTTAACTCAAGCGCAGCGTTACCAGAAGCTTGAGCAGTAGCCGATAAAGGATACGAAGCCTGACCCGAAGCAATCGCTACGGAGGCGATAGCTTCCCCAGCTAGACCAGAGGCAATCGCCTCGATCGAATTCTCAATCGAATCGTCAGAAATGACGAAGACGAATGACGTTTTGACTACTGCATCGTCACCACGGTCGATAGCTTCAACCGAATTTGCCAGAGCTAAGTTACCTGAGGCCTGCGCCTGAATAGCCTGGAACACAGCTGCGTTACCAGAAGCCAAAGCTGTGCTTGCATCAGTAACTGCAGCGCTTCCTGACGCAAAGGCAATACTTGCATTAAGTAAGGAGGCATTACCAGAAGCAAGCGCTACGGCACTATCAGCAAGAGCTGCAGCACCCGAAGCAACTGCCACGGCTGCAACGGTGATTCCGGCAGAACCGGAAGCAATTGCCGCCTGAGAATCAACAATCGCAGCATCACCAGAGGCAATGGTCGACTGGAGATCAAATAGAGCTGCGTTACCGGAGGCTAAAGCGGAACCTGCGATAAAAGAGGCACCAAAACCTGACGCGGCAGCGATATTTGCGTCGACAAGAGCAGCGTTCCCAGACGACTGAGCGACTGCGGCATCAACAAGTGCTGCGTTTCCAGATGCGAGTGCGATCTCGTTGAACGGAATGCCCAGATTGCCTGAAGCCTGAGCGATCTCCCCTGATGCAAGTGCGTTATTAGAAGTAGTTTGCCCAACAAGAGCTTCGGAAATAGCAGCGTTTCCGGAAGCAAGCGAAGTCTGACTCGCAGCAGACGCCGCTAGACCTGATGCAAGAGCAATTTCCGAGAAGGCTATCGCAGCAGTACCAGAGGCAGTCGCTACATCACCTGTAGCTAGATCAAGACCGTCAAGTCCGATCTTTCCATCAGCTGTATATAAGAGACCTGAGGTCCCAGCAACTACAAGCTGTACAAACCCATCGGTACCTAAAGGAACTAGTCCACCACCTAATCCACTTCCAAGGACTAAGTCGCCAACAATAGGGATTACGTCCTCGTCGGTATGCTCCGTAATGAAGCCACCGGAATAAATTAGGCCGCGACGAGCAGTCATATCACGAGAGGGCGATGATCAAACCGATGGCTTCACCGGTCTGAAGCCCAGGGTTAGCTGCGTAAGCCTCAAGTGCTGCGTTTCCGGATGCTTGAGCTTCGGGAACAATGACGAGACCGGCGTTACCCGAAGCAAGAGCCGTATTACCGACAACGATGGCGGCGTCCCCAGAAGCAAGTGCAGTATTAGCAAGGACTAATGCAGCATTACCAGAAGACTGAGCGACTGCAGCATCAACAATCGCGGCATCCCCGGAAGCCTGAGCAGTCTGAGCTAACAGAATCCCCGCATTACCCGAAGAAAGAGCAACCAGACCATCGACAATCGCGGCGTTTCCAGACGCAAGTGCGATGATTGCTAACTCAATACCAGCGTTACCAGAAGCAGCTGCGCCTGCAAGATCGGCAAGCGCCGCATTACCGGAAGCAAAAGCAGCTGCAGCAGTCGCTAGAGCAGCATTACCGGAGGCTAAAGCGTCAAGAGAAACGACGACTGAAGCGTTACCAGAAGCCTGAGCACTCTGTGAGAAACTTAAGGCAGCATTACCAGAGGCAAGCGCCGTGTCTGCCACAGCGAGGGCAGCCGCACCCGAGGCAAGAGCGACGTTCGAGAGAGTTACAGCTGCATTGCCAGAGGCAAGAGCAGATGCCGAATCGACTAGAGCCGCATTACCGGAAGCAAGAGCGGCCTGAGAGTCAAACAGCGCAGCGTTACCAGAAGCCAGTGCAGCGACTGAAACTTCAACAGCAGCAATACCAGAAGCAAGAGCTTCTGACGAGTTAGTTAAGGCAGCGTTGCCTGAGGCAAGCGCGTCCACAGAGATCGAGAGACTCGCGTTACCGGAACTGAGAGCTGCGACAGCGTCGGTAAGGGCAGCGTTACCCGAGGAAAGTGCAGTATTACTGTCGGCTAATGCAGCGTTGCCAGAGGCAAGTGCCTCAACAGAAACAACTAGACCAGCATTACCCGAAGCAAGAGCCGTAGAGGCGAGGAGAATCCCAGCGTTTCCGGAAGCTAAGGCGGTTGCACTGTCGACAAGACCCGCGTTACCCGAGGCAAGCGCTGCAACACCAATAGATAGGGAGGCGTTACCGGAACTTAAAGCCGATTCAGCAACGAGTAAGGCAGCATTACCAGAGGCAATCGCAGTCGCAGCCTCTACAAGACCAGCGTTACCAGAAGAAAGAGCTACTGCAGAATCAACTAAAGCTGCATTACCAGAAGCAAGAGCAGCAGTAGCGTTACTTAAAGCTGCATTACCGGAAGCGAGGGCATCTTCCGAGCGCTTTAAAGCGACACCATCAATAGCTAATTCGTCACCGGCAAAAATTAAACCGCTTGCCGAAGCAGTTAAAGCGACATCTAAACGAATGGTGGCATCAGTATTACCGCCACCGACTAGGCCACTACCAGCAGTAAGTTCTCCGCCAGAAGCAGTGGTGATGATGCTGTCACCAAAAGGGAGCTCAGCTAACGCTCCACTAACTAAAACAACTGGCCTTCTTAAAACCATGATCTAGTCTCCTAGCCCCCAGTATAAAGAAGAACAGGTGGAGCAATCTCCACACTAAGTTGAGTTGACGTCAAAGCCAAACCAACTGGTGTAGCTGCCGCATAAGCATTCGAGCCAGAACCTGTAACGGTGCCCGAAGCTGTCTCATAGCGGACAACTTCGCCCTGATATTTAGAAAGGTAGTAGTACTGACCAGGGATTAAAGCTGTTTCTGCAGTGATATTTCTTGCGCTAAGCGTAACCACGCCGTCTAAATTAATGATTACCGAGCTTCCGTTCGAAGCAGCGGCACTAGCGAAGCCAATCGGTGAGAACTGAGTTACGTCAGCTCCACTAATTGCTATAGCAGGAACAACAAAGTTTCCGCTTGCCGAAACACATTCACCAGCAACTAAATCTCCACCCGCCGTAAGCGTTGCTTCAGGAGCTGGATTAGTTACGACACCTTGCCCGTTAGCAAGGTATACAGTTGTACCGTCAGCTTGGTAACTGGTGTAATTTCGGTTGAAAATCGACCTGTTTGACACCGGTCACAACCCTACGTTGCTTCATATTCTACACCTTATCAAAGAGCTCCACTGACAACATATCTAGGCTCAACTGGTGAAACTTTTAAGGTTGTCGGACTAATAGCTGTGCCGATCTGAGTTAAATAAGAACCAGAAACTCCGATCTGATTAAACTCAACAATAAAGGTGTCGTAATCAACTGCGTAAGCTCCACTAGGACTTACGTAGTACCGATGACCAGGATTCAGGCCACTAAAAGCTTGAGCACCAGCGTCAGAGACCACACGGCACAAAGTCCCGGCTGACACTGCATCTACAGCGACACCAACAACCGTCGCCGAAGGGATACCCGAGGGATGAGCGGGAATAATTTGACCAGAAGTAGTGGTGCTGATCGTGACCGCATCACCAAGAGCGATGGCTTCAGCAGCGATAAACGATAAAAGCACAGCTACTTCCAGTCCTAACTATTAACTTTAGCGCCCCTGTCCGCGAGTTTTTTTGCGGCCATGGTTTTTGAGGCTATTGCGCCCCTGACCCTGTCTAGTCTTTTTGGACTTGGACTCAATTTGTTGAACGTTCTTAGGCTTAGACATTGAACTCTTAGGGATCGCTCAGAGGTTAGCCGAGACCCATGATCAGGCCAATAGTCTCACCCTCAGAGACACCCGCCGTAATATCTGTCCACTGAGTGCCATTCCAGTAACGAATAGTACTGGTAGAAGGCTCAGTCCACAGAGTGCCATCAACTGCGCTAACGGGTGCGGTGTCACCGTAGACAGGGGTACGAGATGCGGCGGATTCGTACCAGCCACTCGTAGCTGCGTCGTAGATGAACAGAGAGCCCATGAGCGTGTTGAACCACAGGCTGCCATCGAGAGGCGGAGCGTTGAACCCGCCGGTACCAGAAGGTGGTACTTCGCTCTTGATGGCCAGAGCCTCAGCATTAGCGATGTACCAATCGGGCTCGGCGACGTCGTTGCCCGAGGCATAGATGAACAGACGACCTTCGTTAGTGTCGAACCAAAGGGAACCAGCGAGGTAGTTGTCTCCAGGTTCACCGGACACCGTAACGACAGCAGCTCCAGCTTCAGCCGTGCTGTTGTATGTAACAAAGGAACCGGAGTAACCAACCGTGACGTTGGCGCCGCCGAGCGAACCGACATTAATTTCTCTATAGGTGCCGCTAGTTGAGATAGCAGTACCAGAGCCGGGAGCTAATTTATTTTCTAAGAAGATCTGCGGACCAGAGTAAGTAACACCGATTCCAGGCAATCCGAGAATGCCAACGTCGACAATTTGATAATCACCACTAGAGCTAACAGTTGTACCAGAACCAGCAACAAGTAACTGCTGAGCTTGGCCGGAGATAACGCCTACACCAGCACCGGTATAAGAGAAATCGACGGAGCCTTGACCGATCAGGTCAGTCGAAACAATCGCGGTATCTCCACTAGCAGTAATGCTGATTCCGTTACCACCAACAAGACCGCTAACAACAGCAACCGCACCCTCGTTCGAACCGGAGATCGCAATGAGCGTACCGTCATACTCAACAGAGTTGTTCCCTTGGCCAGCAATATTTACATCAAATATCGTGGCGGCTCCGCTGTAAGTAGGAGTAACGCCGGACCCAGGTAAAGACTGGGTGATCAGGCTGGAAACAATTTCGTAGTTACCGCTCGAAACGATGCTGATACCTGAACCAGCAACGATATCCGCACCAGCGATAATCCCGCTGGCCGTTAGGTTTAAGTCTTCAAGCGCACGAACTACTCCTTCAAAGTTGTAGGTGTAACCTACGGGACACCGAGAGAAAGAAGCAGTTCCCACGCCACTCAGGGTTGCAATAATTTCGTCAATGACATCAACGATGCCTTTGAACGAGTGTTCGTGTAGCGCACGGTAGTTACTCCCGTGAACCGGGCAAGGATCAAGAGCCATTGAACAAGTCTAGATCTTACCCTCCTGTAATCTCGATTCTACCCCACCTAAAAACGTATAAGTAATCTTCAGATAGTTACTTTTTAGTCTTACTACTGACTAATTTTTTGTGGAACGCCAGTTCCTCAGCCAGCTTCCAGGCTGGTATTCCGAGCAAAGAAGACTCTCTGCGCAGCTGTTCCCAGGAGATTGTTTCTAAGATCTCGACGTCCGTCTTGGACACGATGCTGTTAACAGTTACTAAGAGTATACACAATCATTAACCTTGGTCGTCACCACGATTGTTCTCTCGGAACACAATTGAAGAAAAAAACCTGTCAGAGGTCGATTCTCTACGACTTTGTACTGCCCTCGAAAATGTAACTTTGTAGTGGGTCGAGTCTTAATTCGAGTCTCATAATCGTATATGTGGTAAATCGTCCAAATCGACTCTTCGGCACACGACCGAATAAAACTTTTAAATAAGGCGAGACGAGAGCAAACCTGATGAGCATCTCCTTTTAGATAAAGGTAAAATTCTCAGAAAATCCGAACATACCCATCGTTCTGTGCGCTCTGTGATGAGTATGAGTACCTACGCACATCCCAACGTTCCCCGTGCTACAATGAGCACACAGTGCGTTTAAGCGCATGGAAGTTTCAATACGTGCCTTAGCCCTCTTGGGGCTCCTCGACTTTCCGAAGACACCCCAGGAAGTCCCTGCTGCCATCCCCACAGCGGTTGAGAGGCGTGGGCACTGGCAGGTAGAGCACCACGCTGAGGTGGCTGCATGGCGCTGCCTTTGTGGACGCTCTGAGCCTCTTGTCGTACCCCAGGAGCTCATGCCTCGCGTCTGCTTCCTAGGCGGCCTCTTTCAAGGTTGTGAGGTTTGTCGGAACGATCTCAAGCTCGCGACCTCCAAGGCTGGTCTCCTAAGAGCATGGCTCGAGAGGAATCGACCTCTTATCGGAAGTGAACAGCACTTCGAACTGCCCGACACCTACGTCTGGACCGATCGCGAGGAGGCCAAGAGCATCCGCGTCCTTCGGTTTGTCTACGAAGCCTTCTGGGAGAAAAAGTTAAGTCCAAGTGACTGTGTGAGCAGGACGTGCTCTCATGCGTTCTGTATAAACCCTCACCACTTATGCGTGACTTCCAACTTCTCCGCCAAAGTGACGGACCAGACCAAGAGCTACATACTGCGCCTTACGGAGGAGGGGATCCGGGCGCAAACCATCAAAACGCTATTGCGAGAACAGCACTCCTTAGATCTTTCTCTGAGCACGATCCACTCCGTAAGAAGGAGAGGCGGGAAAACCAAAAACTCTGTATGCTCATCGAGGAGCTGAAGTGCTTGCAACCTGCCCATCTGTCAGAGCTTTCTGAGTCACTTGGGCAGTCGACCACAACCACAAGAACTCAATTAGAAAAACTAAAACGTATTAACCTCGTTGTTAGTACACACTTTGAGCATTACACCCTTTTCTGTTTAAATGGCGATTTCAACCTATTCTTCTCCCAGCTACTCAGCGCGTTCTACGAACACGCATGATCAAAAACCCTTTTTGTGGGACAAAGAGTTTGTAATAGACAACCTCCCGTCCTGGATTTATACCGATAACGAGAGCCCTAAATCGATTAAGGACTGCCAGGCGACTATTAGCTCTCTTGAATTTACGATCCGGGACATCGACCTCCAGATAGAGGTGCGTGAGCTTGAGCTAAAGACCGGTGACTCTCGCCATCAGAACAGTTTTGACTTCGAGCGATGGCGTGCCCAGGCTCTTAAGGCCAAGCAAACGCACTTCTATCTCTTAAACGCACATAAGTACTGGTTAATCAAAAAGACACCTCAAGAACATGACATCACACCAAAACTCGCTAAGCTGATCGAGATCCTTATTGAGGACGCTCCCGACTTCCAGCAAAAACTCAAAGCCCTCTTAGACTGATCGCGTCAACGTGTAACAACGACCACGCTGACCCCTGAGGGTCCGAGTACCGTTTTTGTCGTTTCCGGCTCGGCGTTAAGTCGCTCTGATTGCCAAGCGCTTGGTGATCAAGGGGAGCCCTCTGCCGTTTTCTATTTACATGGACATCAATCTTCGAGAAATCAAGGACATCAGGGACGCACTCAACAGCATCGACGTCTCACTTCAGTTATTAGCTTCTGAAAGAAACAACGAACGGAGAACCACGGGGTTTGTCTCCAAAAAAATCATCTGCCAGCGCTTGAACATTCCTGGAATCGCTTTAGACAAACTCATTCATCAAGGTCTGGCGACTGGGGGAAAATCCGGCCTTGTAGAGGGAACTCACTTCTGTAAACTCGATCCAGAAGAGCGAAACTCCTCTAAGTTTCTCTACGACGTTCACACGATTATCCACTCCGCCTGGTCTAATTTTAAAAATGTCTGATTTATCTAAGAACGCTTCCCGTCTCGTCAAGCATCTTTTCTCCGGTTCTGAGACCGAGAATATGATCGCGGCGGGCGTAGTCAGAACCATTCTGTCTGACGTAACTAGGCTCTACTTCGAAAACAAACGAGCGAAGGGGAAAGGGATCTTAGTCTTCAACCCGGAAGACCCAGAGAACAGTAAGTACATGACTGTTCGGGACTTTGAAGATGATCTATCGGTCGCCCAAGAAGCGATGGACAATCAGACTTCCGAAATGTTTAAACGAATAATCAACTTCATCGAAGCGGAACGTGAGAGCGATCTTGCTCTCCTCGCCATGATCCAACCTAACGAGATCTGCCTCCACATCCTGGATCCTATTGAAGTGAATAAAAAGATCGACGAATATTCGAATGGTCTTATCTTCTAGAGATTTTGTCTCTCCTCTAGAGCTCATTGCTGTAACCACAGCTTTGTTCGGAGGAGAGATAGACCTAGATCCAGCCTCGAGTCCTCACGCAAATTCTCTTGTCCAATCGAACAGATTTTTCGATTGGAAAGACAACGGATTAGTTCAACCGTGGCGAGCTAAGAACGTCTACCTCTACCCGCCAAGGGATATTCTTCTCAAACACGAGCAGCCAAAGAGCAACAAACTCTTTCGTAAGAATCTTGGCTTTAAAAAGTCGAGTCAGCGGGTATGGCTTGAACTTGCTTACGAAAAATGGATCCGAAAGGAATTTAGCGAAGCGATTATCTTCTTGACCTCAACCGAGGTCGCTTTACTGGTTACCCAGAAGTTGAACTTTGATTTTCCTCTCTGCGTACTAAAGGAGAGACCAAAACTATTTGAAGACAACGAAGAACTTAGACCTCTAAAACAGAGTAAAGTTCTTGGTTTTGTATATTACTTACCGCCAGTAGATAACTACCAAGACAAACTAGAAGAGTTTGTCAGACTTTATAGTAGTCTGGGACGGGTTTATGCTCAATAGGATCTTTAGTATCCCAGTTCTCGTCTGGACCGTAGGTGTCTCGTTCACCAAAACCTAACCCCACGGGTCTTGAAGCTTGAAGACGCTGTCTTTCTGCTTTTCGAAGACTACGAAGTTTTTCCTTAGGTTCGGTGTTAAAAACTTCTCCGGCAAAACGAAAAGTTTTAGGAGACTTGTCTCCGTGGCGATAGCGACGCTCTTGGTGACTTTTAGCCCGCCTTTCGATTGCTAAACGAGGAATCGAAGTCATCAGACTTTGTATTCCATCATTCCGCGAACTTCAGGGCTGTTTGCAAAGAAACTTGCATACTCCTGCACGGCAGTAGGACGTCCGCGTACAAGACTTTGAGTTTCGGGGTCAGCGTAGGAGTAATGCTGACGATATTCGGGACCTAGAGTCATCACGTCCTTAATTGCGTTGACATCAGTCTGGCTCATGTAGTCCTGAGGACGCTTAGCAATATCCATAAACTGCTGACTATTTAGGAGGTTAAGATCCGAAGCACGAACATCGCCGATTCGAGTTTTAAGAGTGTCGTATTGACGAGTCAAATCAGGTTGAGTGGCTAAGTCTGCGCGAGCTTGATCCATCGCGACAGTCATGTAGTCATCAAAACGCTTGTAATAATCCTGGACCGCATCTTGGGTAGCAACCCCGGTAAGGCCCCGAATCTCGTCAAAAATATCTCTAATTTGCCCAAGAGTTTCTTGGGCTCGTGTATCTAGTTTTTCAGTTGATTTGCCGATAATTTTTTCGAGTTGCTCAATATCACCACCTCGAGCAATATCGCCCACAGCTCCTGCTATCCGGGTAACGTTACCCAGATTCGGAAGTAGGGTGTTGGTTACGAAACCACCTAAACCACCTCCACCAGAGGTGGCTGTTCCAGGGGTTCTCCCGGAAAAGACACTGGAGTAGTCAGGGAAGTCGTTGTAACTTCCATAGTTAACCCCAAGATCAAGATCCGTACCGAAGGGGATGTAGGTTTCCGCCATTACCCGATTCTATTTAACGTAATTATACGACTAGAAGACAGTAGGAATCGTCTTAAACGAGTCCATTGCCTGCCTCATGAGGTTCGACATATTCGCCTTCTGAGCAAGTTGCTGGCTTTGAATTTGTGCGCCCATGAGCTCTCGCCGACGAGCTTCGTCTTCCGCTCGATTGGTTTTTAAGGTTGATTTGACTAGTTCAGCAAGCTCTGAATAATCTGCACTATTTTCGAGATCTTCGACGTCAGCTTCATTGCTGTGAGGAACAGCTGGTTGAGTAGGAGAGCTGTAATCAATAATGGACTGATCTCCACCAGCAAAATTTCTGAGGATGGAGTTAAGTAATGCTTGCCCTACCGTAGCGTTGAGTTGTTGGCGTGACGAATCAAAGGATCCTTGTGGGAGTTGCGAACTACTGGTTGTTTGTCCTCCTTCAGGTGAGTAAGAGGCGAGAAGGGTGCCTTCTTGGGCATCTCCAAGTGTTCCCTTAGCTCGCTGATAGAGAGCGCCGCCAGGACGGAACGAACCGACAGCATTAGCTACGGAAGTACCATTAGCATCTTTTGAATAGATATTTGCGTTTGGATTTCCTCCCAAAATGGTTGCGTATAGTTTCTGCACACCCATACCAGGGCGATAACCACGGCCAGCCAACCACTTTTCAACGTGGGGTAGCTGCTCACGAATTGTGTAGGACCCGATGCGTTTGGGGTTAAGACCAGCCTCTCCACGCTCGGTTGTTCCAAACTGGATAAGTCCGTAGTACTTGCCACCGGCACCGCCCCAGACGTTTGGGTTAAAACCTGACTCCTTGTGGATAACAGCGCCTAGCTCGTAAGGATCTATTTGAAGGCGCTTAGCCGCCTCATAAACCGCAGCGCGGTCCTCAGGACGAAGAGTACCGATACGGTCAGCCATCTACCAATTCGTCGAATACATCAATATTAGTATCAATAACTAAACCGATTTCCTGCATGACGGACTTGTAGGCTCGCTCCCGACATACAAACCGGTAGATAGTTTTCCAGAGGTACTGATCTCGAGCGTCTCCTTTGAGCTCATGGGCTTTGTTCTTCAACCGAGTCAGAACAAAGTCGTCTTCAAGAGTCAACCCGACGGTGATCTTGTCAAACTCATCGCCCATTTGCTCGAAGGCTTCTAACTTAAGTGTAAGTCAATTAACAAAACACTCTAAACCTCACCAAGCTTTACAGCTCCAATAGCGTGCTTTTAACTTGCTTCCAGGGTTGTCGCAGTTATGTCGCGCTCTGAAACTCTTGCGACGCTCTGGTATGTGTTTCTTGATAGTCATATCAGGGTCCCCAAAACGTACAAGGCGAACATCATCACCTTCTTTCGCGGCCACGGCGAACTTCTTGCCTCCGTCTGAGTCTCGTTTGGGATTGTTGTAACCACTAAAAACCTCGCCAGCAATCCTGATGGACATTGGGTTTAGGTCGATATCCAACTAGTCTAACCCTTAGAATCGAAAGAAAATGTAAAGTCATACTGCATCTAATCATTTAACGCAAAATCCTGCTAATGTCTTTGCGTTGACCTCACCAAAGTCTTTAAAGTTGATGGAAGCCGCACGACTTCTGACCATCGCGCAAACTGCTGAGCTCCTGAACTGCTCTGCTGGTTTTGTGCGTAAGCGTATTGCTTTGACCGTATCTAACCAGCCCGGTGGTTGGCCTAAAGGGATCTTCGTTAACCTTCAGCCTAATGGTGCGAAGTCTCTCTATCGCATCAACCAGGACGCTCTTCAGGAGTTCCTTAAAGGCGAATCCGAAGCTAATAACGAAGCTGAGTGATCAAGCTAAACTAAAGAGATCTGGTTATACGATCTCTTAATAGCGATGACTTCCTCCAGCGCTTTAGATATGTTCGCAGAAGCTTTGGAAGCCCCTAAGGCTGAGGTCCTTACCGAGGAAGTCATCATCAAGAAGGAGACCAGCGTAGATAATCTCGTCTATGCCACGGTCTCCTTTTCTTCGTATCTGTATCAGTTAAACACCCAAGCGCATCTCCTGCACTTAAACGTCGAGTGCCGAGAGTTTCTTGCTCTCCATAAGTTTCTGAAGAAACAGTACGAACAACACATCGCGGACTTTGATCTGCTTGCCGAAATTGTCCGGAGCATGGATTATCTGCTGCCGTCTTGTCAGTGCGGGCTTATGGACTCGTACAAGAAATTTAAGAGCGTTAAGTCCTATGACGCTCGTGAAGGTCTAATGATCTACACCAAGAACCTAGAAGACGGAGGGATGATGGCAAAGGACTTGACCGAACAAGCCCGCGCTACCGGTACTCCCGATCTAGAAAACGCCGCTGCAGGTGTCTGCGGAAACCTCTTTAAAGGAGCGTGGATGCTTAAAGCGACTCTGCGTAACGCTTAAACCAAAATCCAACCGCCGTTCGCGGATACGTATAAACCGCTTACGCCAGCGTTGAGATAAACAACGCCTCCGGTATAAGCTGCGGGTAGAGCACCTACCACGTTGATTCCAGAAGCTAAGTTAGCTTCGAGAGCACCGGAGGAAGACACAGCTCCGATCGCTCCCGAAGCAGCGAGAGCTCCGGAAGCAATAAGAGCTCCAATGGCTCCCGAGGCCAGTAGAGCTCCTGACGCACTGACGGCTCCTAAAGAACCTGAAGCGACGATTGCTGAGTTTGCGACAATTGCGCCAGAGGCAATCGTGACGTTTGCAGACGCTGCGTTATCTGCAAAAGCTGCACCGACCTTCTGCCAGGACGCTCCGTCCCAGACTTTCATGTAATAAGCCGAGCTTGAGGAGTCAACCCAGAGCTCACCTACAGAGTTTCCCGTAGATCCCACAGGGCTTGAGTTAGGCGCATTAGTCCCGTAGAAAGTGGGGCCAATCTTCCTAATTGCACCAGCAGAATCTTTGAAGTACATCCCTGGTTCGGCGCCACCGAAGCTCAAGGCAGGCTCACCCGTCTGTACCGTCGCTGTATCCGGACGATCGGCAGAATTACCAGATCTCTTTAAGAGAAGAATGACAGGTGTAGAAGCCATGAGTTAATAAGTGCCTCCGTTGATGTTTGACGGTTGTGTAACAGGCGGGATTAGAGCACCGTTAGCGTAAGAACCACCATCGAAGATTAAGGCGGAACCGCTCGTAAGCACCCCTGATGCGTAGGTTCCCCCATCGTACTTCTGAAGGGTTGCCGGATCGATCGGTTCAAACGGGTTGTACTGATCAAACTGGAACATTTCGAATCCGCTTGCGGACATTGGACTCGAAATACCAGAAACCAACGTGTCAAAGTTCAGAGTTTTGACCATCGTTGGGTGCATGTCCGCATACATCATGTGGACAGGCACGGTGTTTTGAGAGGGAGAGTACTTTTCCCACCACCGGAGATGCTCTTGTCTCTTCTCAAACGTTGTCTGTTTTTCTAAGTTCCTCTGGAATTCCTCGCGGTAGCGATCATCCATTGGTTCATCGCTTGGCTGATCGAGCCAAACGTAAGGGAACATATCCTTACCAAATCGATTTTGTAGATCCCAGAAAGACGCATAGATGTGTTTGCACCAGCGCGGAGCAAAGTAAAGAAGATTCGGATCCGAGTAAGTAACTGCGCTATCGGTGTAGCTGGGTAAGTTGATTAGCTTCTTGACGTAAAGGAAACCAAAATCTCTTGTAAAACCGGGAAGATCCCTCGAAGGTGAAGTTCGGTCAGCAAAATAATCAGACCCAGCGTCGTAGCTCCCTGGTTTTAAATCTTGCGGCAGCGTGTAGGGATAGCGCCTCTTAAGGTTGTACTTATATAAATTGAAGTCTTCCCGAGCCAGGTAATCCGGGCAGTTACAACCGAAACGCATCTCCGTGGTGAAGTAATCACCGACAGTCGGAAGACCAGCAGGAGCCTGGAGAGTTTCGTTATTTATGACGGACCAGCTGTTATCCGTATCAATAGAAATAAATATGCTGTTAAAAATTGGAGCGAACGAGGGGACTAAGGGTGTAGTTCCATTGCCCACGCCGACAACTTTGTAGTTGTTGTACGTGGTTTTCTCGGTGCCATCAGAAGCAAATCGATCAGAGATAACCTCCCCCGTGAAGAAAGAAATTGGCGGTCCAAAGTTACTGGAAAGTTGAACCGCGTAAACATTGCCTGAAGTCTGCGTTACTGACTGGATCGAGTAACCGAAATCAAGAAAGTTGAAAGAGTCCCTCGGTCGGATCGCAACCATCCGCATGGCCATATCCTGGCTCATGGATGGGTACATGTAACAGGCACCAGGAAGGGCAGTCCCTATGCCAGCAGTGCCTGAGATGAAGTATCTAAATGAGTAATTAAGACCTACATACGCTTGGTTAGCGTACATATAGAGCTCATAACCACGCCTCCAACGGGTCCACATGGACGCGTAGTTATAGTCAAAAAGGATGCTGAAATCCTTTAAGTTAAAGTCAGGACGGAATTTTTGCTTGAAAGGTAAAGGGCGGTTTAGCTTTGAAGCGTTGCTAGCGCCCTGAATCTTGTCAAACGCGAAGCTTGACTTTTTTGGCTGGTGTCCCTTCCAGCCAAAGTCGTTTCCGCGCTTGGGTGCCATGGATCAATAAAAGCCGCCTTGAGCGAAGATAGTCACTCCAGAAGGACTCAATCCACCGGAGACAGCGGCAGGGCCATCACCGATATAACCGATAGCAAGGATGTAGCCCTTCTCCAGATAAAGAGCTTCAGACTTACCGATCTCAATAGGACGGATGAGGTTTGTGTCCCCAGTTTGAGGTGTCGGGGCGACTGTGGCAGGGAGCTCAACACGCTGAATAAGTCCCTCAGTATCGCCTGAAAGTCCCACTTCGAACTTACCGATCATCATCGATGCGGAAGTTGAAGGGGATGCTTGATTCGGTGCGTAGATGTAAACACCGAATGCAGCGCTCCGGACACCACCGTCGTTCGGATACCCTTCGTTGGAAACAATAAAGAGGTCCTCAACCAGAGCACCGTCCTCAGAAGGCACGTCGCCTACACGAACGAGTTGGATAAGACTTCCAAACTCGGGGCTGCTCGTGCTCGAGATTGTCCCAGTGCCACTGTTGATCTTGGCGCCCCGAATAAAGGGACGGTCAACCATTAGCGGTTGTTTGTTCGTGCTAGTCGAGGCCATTACGTGCTCTAGTTAAAGGTGGTGCTACTGAACAGGTGTAGCCTGTTGCAAAGGGGTAGAGGCCCCACGAAGCTCGTCTTCCTTCTGCTTTTTTTTATACTCCTCAGTCTTGACGATTAAGTCGGCAAGCACCTCTGGGTCAGCAAAAAGACTGCTGATAACTTCTTTGTAATCCTCCAATCTCCGGTCTTTTTCTGGAGATCTAGTCTCGTCTTGCTCCATACGCTGCATGAACTCACCGAGTCGGTTGCCAGCAGACCTGTAACCACCATAAGGTCTTTGGGGGAAACCTTTATAGGCACGGATAGTGTTGTTAATGCCCTCCGCTAAATCAGCGGCGGCTCCAAGGAAGCTACCGATACCGTTAGTTTCTTTAGGTGGTTCTGCAGACGAAGGAACGCTGAAAATAGCGGCACCAGCAGCTTGACCCGCATCTCCATAGCGGGGAATATCAATACCGAAATCCATACCGGATGTATAAAAGTCCAGTGGATCAAGATTGTACTGACCAGTAATAGACATCGAACCAATCTCCCTACTTAGAGTTTACTATCAGCGTCCCATAAGGACACTTTCAAGTAGATCTTGACCCCTTTGTAGCTTTACGCCCTGGATCATCCGAGTTGCGTCCTCAAGGTCAGCTCCTCCCGCAGTGGGGTTGACGGCTTGAGAACCAACCGCTTCAGCTGCACCAATAGGGTTGGCCATTGTGTTATCGGAACCCATCTGGGTGCCTACCACAGTGGGTGTACTAACAGCTTCGGGGGATTGCTGGTTAGCAGCAGGATTAGCGAGAGCACGGCGCTGCATTTCGTAAGCCAGACCAGGGAACTTCTGTGCCCAAATCTCAAGGTCTGCAGACATCTGCGGGGAGCCGCCAGTCCCGCCGACATACTTCAGAAGTTCACGATTAACTTCCGGTTGAGCGGAATAAGCTGCGCGAGCACGGTAATAGTCAGCGATGTTCTTATATCGCTCAGGACTCATAGGCTCCATCAGGCGCTCAGCCGCAGCAACCCGTGGATCGGCCTGAGCAAGTTGCTCCCGCCTTTCACTTGCACGGTCACCGTTGGTTACGACGGGAGCGGGAAGCGTGGGGTCAACGTTGGAGCCACCGGGAGGAACTGCGCCAGGAAAGGTGGGAGGAGCAACCGTCGGGTCGATTGGAGGAACTCCAGGAGGTTGAGCGGTCACAGGAGTTTCAAGAGTCGGGCTGGGTTGCGTTTCAGGCTGGCCAGCCATTTGATCGACTGCCTCGTTAATACCTTGAGGCATCGAGGGGGCTCTATCGCCGCCTCCAGCCATACGGCTAAGACCAGCAACGCCAAGACCACCAGCGGTCAAACCAAGACCAGCCAGAATCGCGGGGTCGACATTTCGGAGAAGACCGAAATCAGCCTTCTGGACGCCAGGAACAGCAGCTGAAAGCATCTCAGGGTCAAGGACGCGAACACTGACGTCTTCGGCGGTCTGATTAACAACGCTACCGCCGGGTGAGCGGACCAAAGCACCCGGATCGCCAGGGCGAGTCATGGCAGAGCCACGGGTGGGAACCATCGGTCCTCCCTGAGCCAAACGAACGGCAGTGGGAAGGTCGTTACCTGCTTCGATAAAGTTAATAACCTTATTTCCGTTAGGACCAGTAATAGCTTCGACGACTTCAAGCATCGGAGCACCGGTCTTCTGCGCTAAAGGAGCAGAAAGCTCAGCAATTGCACGGAAAGTACCAGGGTCAGCCTGACGCAGCGACATAAGCTCATCGCTCATGCGTTGAACGTTGAACTGAGGTTCAGGAGCGGGAGCACCACTCATTCGAGCGGGACCCTGGACCGCCGTGGTACGGGGGACTTGACTCAAGCGAGCCTGACGAGCAGCTTCCTCAAGGAAGGAAGGGCTAGCGCCACCCCGCTGAAGACGCATCAAGATCTCAGGGTCAACCCGTCCCATAAGACCTGCTTGCTCCGCTTCGGTGGCAATGCCGCGCATCCGAGAAGCAGAAGATTCAGCAGGAAGAGCACGCTGCTCAGAACGAATAACATCCGTAACGTCTTCACCCGCAGATTTTGCGGGGGAATAAGCCCGTGCTCCTCCTCCGGGTTGACGGAGATCAAGACGAAGTTGACTACCCTGAAGAGGTTCAGGGGCACGAGAAGGACGGATTTGCTCAATAGCTTCCTTTACTTCTCGTGCTTGCTGAGGCGTAATTCCTTTACCGCCAAGAGCACGCTGAATAAGATCAAGAGTATCGTCCGCACTTGACTTGGCACCCCTTGCAAAGTCGGAAAGACCTTGGACAATATTTAAAAACCCTTCGGGAGACGCCACAGGGATACAGAGCTAGCTGTATATGAGTTTAGCGCCAATTAGCGTAAAAATAGAGTCGATCAGAACGAGAGACATCCGGAGGACCCGGAATAGCTTGAATAAACTCTCCGCCGCTTCTCTCAAAACGGTAGCGAGAGGCCACGGGATCTCGATAGTTAGCCACATAGAGCATCTGTGCCAAGCGATCACACTCGTAGAGATAGTTCTCGCGCCAGATACGCGCAGTCTCACGTTTATCTTGAATATTGATCGAGCGGCTGACGTCGCCAAGAATCGTTTCCTGGCGGCTAGTTGCGCGACCTGTTGCTAATTCAGTCAGACGCTCAGCGTCTTCGCAACGTTCGACCTGTTGAACAATTTTGTCGTAATAAAACTCACTCGGAATGCTGTTGCAAGCCTCAAGAAGTCTTGCGTAATCGCCAGCCGGGACTGTGGCGATGTTATACGCTAAATGGTACGCAACACGACTGAAATTAAAGTCATCAAGCGCATAACCAAAGACCTGCGCCGGATTTCGCGTCAGCTGATTAACAGCTGAGTAGATAATTTCTCGCTTAGACGCGTCAGTGGTCGTGGCGTTAAATACAACGCCTTGTTGAGCTAAATAACTCTGAATCTGTTCAAGTTCGTTCGGAGTTAATTGCGCCACGACCTAAAGACACCTATTTCTTTTATTCTACGTACACCGAACCCGTAGCAAACACTTCTTGCCAATCAACTCGTTTGATTGATTCAAGCTGCTCGAGCTTGCTGAAGCGTTCGCCAGGCAGCGACTGTCTTAATTCGACGATTTCTTTAGCTGTTTTTAGGCCGACGCCAGGGAGACACTGAGTCAGACCCTCAGGAGTCAGATTATTTAAGTTAATTCGATCGTCGACAGGAGGGAGGGGCTTCACAACCTTGGGAGCTTCCTCTGAGCTCTGGACTCTCTTGCGGCCACGGCGTGTACTCAACGAGTTTGCACCGGGTTGAGGCTCTTTATCTTCTTTGAAGTCTTCAACTTGGTCTTTATGTGCAAAAAACACCTTGCCTGAGGTGCTAGACCGCACCATCAAGAACTCACCTTCATCATGGGTGGAAATCACGTCAACCTTGATTCCACTGGGCTTGTAAAGATGTGCAGCCATCATCTGAGGCAGTATGTAGGCAGTACTTTAGTTCAAACTTAGGTAAAATAAACACACTAGTCGTAGAAAGATGCCTAAACCGCGTTTCGCAGGTGCAAGATTAGGTTTTCTCAAGGCACTCCCAGTTGTAGGTGATGTAATTGCCGTTGCTTCAGAGTTAGCTAACCCCGAAGCAAGCCCTGCGCAGCGTGTTGTTAATGCAGGTATTGTCGGTGGAGGTGGTTTATTCTTGAGTGCGGCTACCGCAGGCCTAGATTTTATTCCTCAAGCAGTTGACTTCGCAAATGACCTTACGGGTGGCCCAAAAGGACCAGAAAAATTAAGGCAAATGCAGGCATGCGCTACAGTTACAAACCCCGATAAGCATTTACGAGCACTTTCGACAAAATTAGGACCAGATAAGTACAACAACTTTTATGGAACTGACTTCGCACGGGCGGCTGATCAATGTGGACAGAGTATGATCCCCCCTCAGTACAAAACTGAAGAGGAGAAAATCAAGTACCTCCAATATCTTGGCTCCGGAATGGGTCGTATGTTCTAACTTTCGAAACAATTGTCGATATCTTTAGTTAACTGACCTAAGAACTCAGCCCTTTTCTCCCAGGTGTCCCCTCCCACCTGGCCTTTTTTTGGGTTGATACACTCTGGATCGTTGACCTTGTTGCAAACAAGACCCGCAAGGTCTAATTCGTTGCCTTTGCAACCAGTTCGCCAGTGGTGAACGCCGTTTAACCACAGAGCGCCACATTCTTTGCACTCTTTACGATCTAGTTTTAGATCAGAAAACTCCCGATCGTCCATATTACACAGTCAATATGGTACACATAAAGAACTCTAGGCTTGGAATATCTTAAATAAGCCGAAGATATCGTTAAAAAGGTCATACCAAGACAAAAAAAACCCCTCCCGAAGGAGGGGCTCCGTGGTTTCGCGAGGAAACTCTATCAGGAAGGAGAGGTCGAGGTGTAGATCTGCGACTCGACGACACCATCGGGCTGCAGAGCCAGATCCTGACGCTCGGGGGGCTCGTCGGCAACGATCCAGCAGACTTCGCAGATTGCGAGAGCCTTGTCCTTGCCGGACAGCTTGCCAGCACCAGCGCGGGGATCGTAGATACCCGAACCTTGAGCCAGACCGGAGGCAGAGGCGCCACCCAGGTCGGTGGTGGTGAACAGCTTCCACTGAGTCTCGGAACCCAGAGCAGCGAGGCTGCTGGAGTCGATGATGTTGGTGGAAGCAGTGCTGCCGTTAGCAATGCGGCTGGAGGAGCCGGTGATCGAAGCACCGAACTGACCAGACACCACAGTGCCGTCGTCAAGCAGACCTTGACCCACAGCGGGGATCAGGGTCAGCTGAGGGGTGGCAGAACCACCGGCAACGCCGGAGCTCACAATGTCGCCGCCATCAACGCGCAGGGAAGCGCGATAGACGTAAGCGCCAGCGGGAGCTTTGATGCCATCGGTGATATCAGCCCGGACATCCTTATGGAAGTCGGGAGAAGGAACGATGACTTCGGCGTTCAGGAAGGGCTGTTCGGCGCTGTTCTGACCCGAGCCATAAGGACGGGTGTAGTAGGACAGCTGGTTGGTAGAACCCAGATCCTGATAGCTCAGGTCCACGTAACCAACGGCCTGCTGAGCGATCCAACCGGGGCGGAAGACCACGCCGACAGGACCACCAACGGGCTGGTTGGTGTAGCTGGTTTGAACGCCGTTTGCGTTCTCGAACTGAACGGTCTTTTCTTCGTGCCAGTAACGAAGAACGTTCGTGTAGTTGCCAGGATAAATCTTGGCAACGTGTAACTGGTTAGAGTTGATCGCCATTGTTAGTTACCTCCTTAAGCGTCGAAAGAGTAACCAACGGTGACGAAGTCAGCGTTCAGGAGTTCGAAACCTGCGTACAGGCTCCAAATCATCATGATGAAGCGGCTGAAATCGTCGTTGTTGTTGAGGAGCACCTGGGCATTGTTGCCACCGATGCCAACGCCAACGGCCTGGGGACCAAAGAAGATACCGACAGCTGCGTTGTAATCAGCGGCGGTAGCAGCGATGGTCGCGTTCTGGGTTTGGGTAGGCATGTTGGTCGATTCGAAGAATCGCACGCCTTCAAACACGAAGCCGGTGGGCATGATGGGCTCGCCAGCCACGAAGGTGGCTTGACCGAAGCCCTGACCCATGTACAGCGCAGCGTTGGGCTGCATGCCGGACATGAGGGGGTTGATCTGACCGTTGCCAGGGTAACGAGCAACTTCGCGGAAGTCGCTGTTCTGACGCAGGTGCATCAGGAAGGTGGGATCGCAAACGCAGCGATAGAAACCATCCTGGAAGGTGGGGGTGTTCCGCTTACGCAGGGACTTGACCACGCGGAGGAGGTCGTCCTTGACGTCGAACTTAGCTTGCTCGGCGTTGGTGTAAGTCAGAGCACCGGTAGCCAGATCGCCGGGGAAGTAGTAACCACCCTGGGAATCAGTGGCTTGACCCTTGGAGACAGCTTTCAGGAGTTCGTTGATGAACACCCGATCACGCCACCGACGGTAGTCATCCAGCAGAGTCAGGCTGCCGATGGACTGGTGGAAGGTGGTGAGGTTGCCGGTGTCCAGCAGAAGACGCTGGGCGGTGATCAGAGTCTCGCGAGCAATCTTAAAGGTGCTCGGCTGAGTCGGATCGGACGGGTCGGCAGGTCCGGTGTACTCCTTAAGAGTAACCAGAACCTTGTCTTTCACGATATTGCGGCTGTTTGCAGTACCGATGGTCTGCTCAGCAGTGCGCTCGCGAGATTCTTTGGAGCCGGGGTTACCGAAGAAGCGGTAACGATCCAGTTGTACAGTCTGGCCGGGTTGCTTCGAGAAATCGTGAACAACCACAGGCTCCGCAGCCATCTCAACGATGTATGCGGGGTGCGGACGGTACAGTTCAGCACCAAGAATCTTCGGAAAATCATTATCGATAAACATCGATATGACTCGGAAGAAACTACAAGATAAATATTAACCGGTCTAAGTACACATACTACTCTTAAACAGTTGCATACTTAGCGTTTAGACACTTTTTTGGTTTGAACTATTAACTCCAGGGCTAAAGGTGCGCACCATGTTCCTGACCCCCTCGCCCAGGACACCGTATACAGAACCATAGTTCGGAACATATCGCGTGGACTTACCTCTGTAAGAGCTTCTTGTAACCGTGCTCATAGAGCCCGGCACATCGCTTCGAACTGACTCAACGTAGGTCTTGCAATAAGCGGGGTAGTTGTATTGCCATGCGGCTCTAGACCCCGAAGTATCGTTCGTCGGGTTAGTGAGCATGGGGGTCTTAACACGCTCGTAAGACCCCGGTCCTCCTGTGATACCTCCAGTACTAGATGTGTTATCTGAAGGTGTCTGAAAAGGTGCGTAATTTTGGTTGTCCGGCACACTGCCGCCGAACCAAGTGTACGCACCAAAATTTCTCAGACCTGGCTGTGGGCCTAGAGCAGTCTGAACTGTACGACCGGCAACGCTATACAAACCTTGCGCTCTAAAACCGTCGTAGACAGTGAGGAGACCTGACGCAGCCGCATAAGAGTTGTTGTAATCAGTCCAATAACCAGATACAGCAGGAGGGACAAAGCGCCATTCAGTATTTAAAAACCCACTGATATTTGGGGGACCTACAGGAATATTTCCGAAATCTGCCCCCTCGTCGTTTACCCCATACCAAGTCTGTTTGAGCCCACTCGGCGTTACGTAACCACTCGACACAACTACATAGGTATCCCTGACATCCAAGTTGTCAGCCGTCCTCTGGGGACCTGACTGAATACGGTGATACAGGTTTTTATCGTATTTCCAGTTTGTTTGAGGCGTGTAACTCATGGGTCGGCCCTTTTTAAATACATTTTACTTGGTCTAAAATTTATACAGATATAAAAAGTAGATGCAGCTACCAGCTGAAGAGACTGTGTCTTACTTTCTGGCAGACCCAGAGATGGCAGCAGCCTCGTTTTCAGGCTCTGTCACAGATGTCCTAGTGCACCCTCAAAAATTCAAAAAATTTCTTCCTTACTTAATTAAAACCGTCTTGGCTGGGTACTTACTCGCTACCTATGTAAGTCCCGCTATAGTTGAAAAATTCAAGCTGACACAAAAAGAGGCCTTAGCGGCCTCCTTCGTGGTTGGTTATGCAGGTATTCGAATTCTTAACCATCTGGAGAGAGTCGCAGAAGAAGAACTCAAAAAAAGAATGGGTTCTAGAGCTCAGTCAATGACCAAGGATTCATCAAACGAGTCGGAAGACTGAGGCTCCTGGGTAGGTTGCTGAGCAGGCTGCTCGGAGGTAGCTGCGGGCTTAGGTGCCTCAACAGGATTTTTACGACGAATGTCGCCTAAAGCACGCATGGTGTTTCTCTGGTTCTTTTAAAAGATTAGCAAGAAAAAACCCCTCCTTTTCAGGAGAGGCTGATCACCTAGTTTTTCTGAATCAAGCGGCGTCCATGAACAGAAGCTTGCTACGCAGAGCTTCGGGCTGCATACCGCTGAGATAACGCCAGGCGTTCTCAGGGCTGCGGTTCATGACATCGCTGAATTGCTCCCACTGGTGTTGAGGAGCTGCACCCTGCTGCTGACCACCAACGTTGGCGGGAGGGGCAGGCATGTCGTACTGCGGCTTATAAGCCGCAGGAGCTTGCTGAGCCACAGGTGCTTCATCGATATCGACGGGAACGACTTCGGTGAAGAAACGATCGGTGTAATTAGCGAGATGATCCGGGCTAGTCAGGATCGTCTGCATGGCGTTGTGACGCTCAGTCAGATTGTCAAACTCGCCAGCCTGATTGATCAGAAGATCTTCCAGTGCGCAAGCGTACTGGTTCAGGATGCCAGGAGCCTCAATACCGAAGTGGTTAACGACGGCTTGAGTTGCGTCGCTGAGACCGTTGGCGCCGTTCGTCTGGGCCGTAGAAGCCTGAGAGGAAAGCGGGGTCTGTGAGGCGTTGGTAGACGAGGTCTGCGCTACCTGCTGTTCCTGGTAAGCCCAGGGCTGGGCCTGTAAATTCTGACTGTTCTGTTGAGTAGCCAGCTGAGGTGCCGCCTGGGAGAGCGACTGTGGTGCCTGGCTGAGGGATTGCGAGTTGACCTGGGACAGGACCCGCTCCAGGGAACCCATCGCTGCTTCCCAAGGATTGCTCGGGGAGGAGCTGGACGTTAACTGGCTGAACTGGTTGCTGGAAGAAGGGACCGTAGCCGGTGCCACCTGCGACGGCGGTTGGGCTGTAGGTACCGAAGCTACCGCCGGGGTAGCTGTTTGCGCCACCCACTGCGGGTAGGCGGTTGAGCCCTGGTCCGAGGTTGCCGCCGGGGCTGCCGCCGGGGAGACCGGGCTCGGGGTCGAAGCTTGGATCTGCTGGCTCATAGCTACCCGAGTAGGTTAATTCTTCCGCTAGGTGATCGAATGTCCTGTAAAGGAGCGGAGTGATATTCAGTCTAGGATCAGCCGCAAGCGGTTGGTTAGGCGCAAGCGGATGTGGAGACTGCAACATCTGGGATAATAATACCAGAAATTGTTGCATTGCAGATTGAGTCTGTTGCACCATGCGGAAGGGGAAACCCTTCAACATTTCAGCTCTTTCAGAGTCAGTTTTTTCGGGGAAAAGGAACTTCAGAGCTTCGACGCTGTGTACACCTAACTCCTGCAGGTTCCTGACCACGACTGACTTCTGCTGCACGTCATATGCAGTGTCCTCGTAAACATCTCCCTGATATCGGTAATCAACTTCTCGATCACCATCCTCAGGAAGACCCACCACGCCTAGTGGTACTTTGTTTTCCGCGAGAGCTTGTTTCATAACCGCATCGAGTTTTTGCTCGAAGCGCATTACGGCTCTTTGATACTTCTCGGTTGCTTCTTGATCCGCGTCATTAGCGGGCGGTTTGGGTTCTTTAAGCCCACTAGCCAGCAAAAATGACTCACGGAAGATAGTCTCCTGGTGATAAATCATCATCTCCAGAAGACGGCAGAAACCGTAGATAAGGAAACTCTTATTTTTACGAAGTGCGGTCGCTTGGGCACGACCCATCAGACCTTTGATCTCAGTTGCCGTGGCACCCGCCGAAATAGAGATCTCGTCAACACCGCCAAGAGCTGTACGAATTTCTTCTCGCAAAAGCAACGTGTAACGGTTCATATCACCGTTAACCGGGTCTGGCGTCATGTAACCGACGCGATCAGACGCCTCAACGTTGGCGATGATCCGAGGAACTCGGAGACCACCGCCCATAGCAGTGCCAAAAGGCTCGCTTACTCGAGTAGAGGGCGAGTCCATGCCCGCAAAACCACTCTGACTGCTGATGGTCGGGCGGAAATTGCTCTGGCTATCACCTGCTTCGACCAGATCGCTACGAGGACGAGAGCTGATGAGCGTGGGGTTACCGAAAAACTCGATATTTTTGGCGATATTGCGAGTCAGTTGGTCATGAAGCACGATCTGCTCCATGAAGGGGTCGAATTCACCCTCACCTTCCGTCCCACTTGCGCTGGGTTTGTTTAAAACCTCCACAGCGGGGATAAACCCAAGCGTATTGGGGCGATTTTTGGCTGGAGTTAGAACAGAACCCGGTTCTAAGTCGAAACTAAGCTCTGTATCAGTCTCAATCTCACTAATTGTTTCGGCAGTAATAGAAAGTCGGACGTATCGCTTGTTTTGACCGGACGTAGTGCTCGGTAAACCAAGGCTACCCGCCTTAACCTTGTAGCTATAGATAATGATGACTTCTTCGACCTCACCATTCAGGTCGTGATAGACCCGGTACTGGTTCTTGTTGAAGAAATAGATTTGATATTTGAGTTTTGCGTCTGGCCGAAAGTAAAAAAGACCGCAACCGTCGATTAAAAAGTTCCGAATAATCGCTGGAAAGCGAATATCGATCTTATTGAGGGTAATTACATCGTCGAGAAACCTAGTTCGACTCTTATAGGTGTCTTGATCGCAGTAAAAAGTCAGACCCTTCTTGATCATCAAGAGGACCATCTGCTGAATATGACTCAGCACAACCATCGTGGACGATTGGCTGCTTCGATCCTGAGTGCGAGCCGCCTCAAGAATCTCTGAAAACCTATTTCGAGTATCTGCGGAGGCGGTCGACATTCATTTATTAGATAAGTGGACCCTTAGTCGGGATCATTTTTTAGAACTCATCGCCTTAGCTTTGCGTGCCTTAGCGAGCGCGTCCTTACGCTTCTGATTTTTACCTTTAAGCTCTTCCCCGCTAGGAGCTTTTTCTTCCTCACGCTTCTCTTCGAAACGCTTGAGGAGTTCGGGAGGCATCTTATCAGCCATCGGGAAGAAGATACTTTTTCACTCTGTCCAGTTTAACCGCTTCTTCGGGCAAATCCTCGATGGGGTACCTAGTTAATAGATGATCTTCTCGGCCAAGCATGTCCGTGGCACCTTCTTGAGGCACAAAATTAGCACACAAAGCCTGTACCTCAGGACGATCCCAGATGTAATGCTCTGCAATAGAGCTCAACTTACGTGCTCGTTGCCCTGGAGTACCCATCCAGCTGAAGTGCCAACCCGCATCGCGCAAACCGATAAATTTACGATTCGGTTGCTCACGAATACGGGTTAAAGACCCGTGGTCTTTGAGTGTGCCAACAGTACACGCGGTCGCACATCGCCATTCGAACAACTCCCCTTCAGGCGAGAACAGCTGAAGGTCAGCACGTCCATAGTGCATAGACATATTCAGACCGAAGATCTTGGAGGGGTTCTCTGAAAGAGCACTCTTTAGATCGTCAAAACAGTCCCAGTTAGGCAGCTCATCGCAGTCAGAACAAATAAAGACTGCATCTTCCGGTAGGAAAAAGAGTGCCTTAGCCAGTGCGTCCCTCTGACCACGCTCTCTAACCCAAGGATCAGGAGCTTCCTCCTGAGATGGGAGTTTTACCTCAAGGACTTGGATGATATCAGAGGGTAGTTTGAGCTCTGAAATTGTGTCCTTGAGAGTAAAAGGCTTAGGGTCACCTCTATGAGTTCTATCACCCTCGGCGATAATGAAACCGTCAACGTGGTCCTTGAGGGCATTTATGCGGAGCTCAAGTAACTCTTTCTCGTTGAAGTAGGTGAAGGTGTCAACAAGCATCAGGCAGGAAGCAGGAACTTGTTTACGCGGGGGAGCGTGAATATGCCCTCAGGAAGTTTGTCGAGAGGAAAACTTTCAATAATGTGATCCTCTCTGCCGAGCATGTCTACGCCACCGGGCGTCGCTGAAAACTCAGCACATTTTTCCTCAACGTCAGAGGTGTCAGTTTCCCAGTGGGCGTAGGACTTCAACTTAGCCAGTCGGCGGTCTTTGTCCCCCATCCAGCTGAGGTGCCAACCAGCATCAAGTTCCCCGAAAGTCACATAGTCAGTCTCAGCTCGCATAGATGAGAGCGTGCTGTGAGCTTTAAGAGTATTTACTGTCGCAGCAAAGGCGTTACGCCAGTTGAAGGGAGAACCGTCGGGAGTGACTAACTGGCGATCAGCACGTCCGTAGTGCATCGACATGCTTAGCTTTACAACCTTGCCAGGGTTTTCCTCAACAGTCGAAACAAGATCGTTTAATTTATCCGGATTGGCTATCTCATCAAGATCCGAACAGATAAAGACGGCGTCATCAGGGACCATATGCAGTCCCACACTTGCTGCATCCCGCTGACCCCGCTCTCGTAGCCACGGGTCTGGAGCTTCTTCCTTGGAGGGAAGCTCTACGTGTAGGACTTGAATATTATCGTCTGGAATACCGAGTTCTTTAAGAGTCTCCAAGCAAGTAAACGGTTTCTCTTCACCTCTGTGCGTTCTATTCGCTTCGGTAATAAGGAAACCGTCAACGTGCTTCTCTAGAGTGCGGATACGCAGCTCAAGAAGCTCCTTCTCGTTGAAGTAGGTGAAGACGTCTAAAAGCACGCTGGCAGCATCAAGACTGCCAACATACTAGTTCAACCTGCTTCAGTTAAGTACTTTCCTGCTCGACGTTTAGCCCTGGACATAATTTCTCTGTCTTGCTCAAGGGCGTCAACGGGACCCTCGACACCATCGCCGTAAGTAACAGTCGGAGTAGAGGGTGCTTGAGGAGTGGGTTGCCCGATCAGTTCAGAATCTTCGTCAGCCGACATCTGAGCGAAAGCCGAGTCAGCAGTTTGATTAGCCCGACGCTGTTGGTCAGCTGCAAAAACTTGATCCTGGTAGGCCTTAGAGAAGTTAAAGGCGTAGGGAACAAATTGATTAGCCATCAGTAAAGCACCTTGACACTGTCGACATTGCCGCCGCTAATAGCTGTGGCTGCGAAGGGAAGTACCTTGTTTGCACCAACCTCAGCAAGAATCCACTGGCCTGGAGCGTCGTTCAACTCGATGTAAAAGGTGTCGGTAGCGTCCCCTTCGATATATAAACCACGGCAGGTACTAAACCGCTTCTCCCCGTCAGCAGGTGCCCAGGCAAAACCGCTCGCATACGGCAGACTGGCCTGCTGAGGAAAGACAGAACCAAAAGCGCGGATATCCATAAGTAAGAAGCCTCAGTAATAGTTTAACCTTCTTGCTCAGCAATTTCGATGAGCTTGTTTATATACCATGCACACTTTTTGAGATCCTCAACACCGTTCTTGTGCTCGGTGCGCCATAGATACTTAATCGCCGAACCTCGGCAAAACCCTTTAAACCCTTCAGGTCCAAGAGACGCCCTCAGAGCATCGATGCATTCGATCTCACCTTGATTGTAATGAGACGGATGAGAGACACGATCGCTCATACAACGAACATCTCAGAAATATCCATGAGGGTACCATCCTCATCAGCTAGAAGCGTGCTGTACTTTTTATCTAAATGCTCCACTAGGCCACAGGGGGCGATGACAACCTTATCTTTGTCTCTCACAACTGGCACCACTCGACGATGTTCCTGCCCTTGCCTAAGTCCCTCAAAGGCAAGTCCCATAGAACTTCTGTCGGCAATCGGCCAACAACGGTGACGAGTCAGTTCGAAACTTCTGGCTGAGTCACAGCTCTGCGAATAGATATAAGTCTCCGCCATCTTCTGATCCAGGACCATTAGACCCATGTAGGGGTTACCCAGAGAGACAAAACCCAGGAGATTCAGCGTGGGCGTCAGATACGCCTGCACTTGATAAGGTCGATCACCCCAAACATCTGGCGTAGGTCCCGTCAAACGCCATTTTCTGTAGTTATCAAACGGAACGCATTTATGGTCGTACCGCTCATAACGGCAGAAACCTGGCTCAAGATTTAACGGCTTAAGGAACTGACGGTAAGTTAACCAATAGATATAGTGCTCACTGGTGAACACCATGTCATTTTCGCTGTAGACATAGATGTCATAAGACTTGGTTTCAACAGCCAACTTCAGTGTCGGTTTGTGTGACCAGCAAAGAGCAAACCCCTGATACTCAGGACCCGCAACCAGAACACACAGACTCAGTGTCTCGAGGTTCGGTTCAAGAACCGCTAAGAGGGTCTCCTTATCCTGTTTGTGCTCATGATCGATATAGATAAAAACATCCTTTTGAGCAGCAGGGATCTCCTCATAACCCCTCAAGACCTCTAAGAGCTGATCGACACGTGAAAGTGGGTCGTGAGCGGTGATGTTGAACATCACCCTGTAAGTGTTCATTACAGCTGCGTCGTAACGCCAGGATTCCACGATCATTGATCAGTACTCCGTGTGGTAGTTACCACGGCGCTGCAGGAAACACACGAGGTGTGTATAAGCGTCAAGCAAGTCGTCGTGAGAGGTGGCACCGATGTTAATAATCTGATCAAAGAGCTGATCAAATCTTCGAAACCGGTTGAAGACCACCTTCTTGTTCTCCAGAAGCCCAAGGGTACCCCTGAACCGAGCGATCTTGTCTCCTCTGAAGCCTTTCACTTCATGAATGTGAAGATTCCCAAGGCCCCACTCGTTCAACATCACTCGTTTTAGATCTGCTGCAAGCGATGCTTGGTAAGCCACGGACTCAACCACAAGGCTGCAGGTGGAATACGTAGGGAAGTACTGCCCTTCAGTGTTTTCTTGAAGAATCCCCCACTCAATAAGCATCTTGCACAAAAGATCGATCTTCTCAAGGTTCCCAATCGATCGAACCTGATGGGCATCAATGATGTAGTACTGATCTTTGACTCTCCCTCCAAGAACAAAAGCGGTGTAATCAGAGGTTTCGTTCTTACTCGCTGAGAGGTCGATTCCGACAGCAAGAGAATCAAACTCCGTAACAACATCTCCCTTCACCAGGAGATCTGGCGAAAGGATCAGATCCGAAGTCATCACTGGTTGCTGCTGGTACTGGAAGGCGAATGCCACGGGGTCCAGCTCCTTCTGCCCGAGCAAGTACTCAACACTCCACTGCTCAGGCCAATAACTCACAGCCTCACCAGCGTTGTCATATGTAAGTGCTTCCTGCTGAACCTGCTTCCAGCCCTTCTCAGGCACGAACATCGTTTTATGGATGTCGAGGGGGTGGAATCGAGTACCTAGGCAGATAGCTCGACCACCTTCAAAAATAATCGGAGCGATAACCGAGCTCCAATTACCGTTCATCTCCTCCCTAATCGAAGGGTTTTTAATGTCAGTGCTCGATTTAATAGGGTCATCCACGATGACCAAGTGGGCACGTTTCGACGTGATCGAGCCTCGAAGACCTGTTGCTCGGAGGGTAAATTCTTCATCGCCCACTCGGCTGATGCCTGCGTAGTCGAAATCGATCGACCAACCAATATCCGACTGCATGCCAGCACGCAGTTGAACCTTTGGGAAGATTTTCTTAAATGTTGCAGAGTCGATGATCTGCTTAATAATTCGACTCTTCGGAATTGCTGTAGCGATGTTGTATGAGCAGTAAATGATCTGGAGCGGAAGGCCAGCAGTTGTATGCCTACCGATAATCCAGGCAGTGAACATATTAAGCACCGTGGACTTTGCAGAGCCTCGTGGAGCAAGGATGTCCAGATTGGAGCCTGCAATATCTAGTAAGTATCTATTGCTCTCACCTGTAATCAAATGCTTGTGCCACTCCAGCATATGAGCTGCAGGAGCTTTATCCATAATGGTACAGAACGTATGGAAGTCCTGTGATGCTCTAGTAAATATAGTATCTAACTCAGGTGCATCTGACTCAACAGCCTTAATAGCTCTAAGTTTTAGAGCACGTCGATACGCAAAACTCTCTCTACTCGGCATGTTCTTTAAAAAACTGTCTGTATACTGTCAGAAAGATTTTAACCCTGGCATGGCCAAAATTCTTTGGTACGGAGATATCCTTTCGAACACTGGCTTTGCTCGTGTAACACACAGTATTCTTGAGCACCTCGCGAAGGATAACGAGATTGTCGCTTTTGGAATTAACTACACCGGAGATCCTCACGACCTTCCTTTTAAGGTCTACCCAGCCTCTGCGCTGAACCCCAGCGATCGTTTCGGTATTCATCGTCTGCCTCTTGTCGTGCAACAAGAGAATCCAGATTTCGTCATCTGCCTGAACGACATCTGGATGGTGAATCAGGTGTGGGAGAGAATTCACCTCCTGAAGTCATCGATGAAGTTCAAGTTCATCGCTTACTTCCCCATCGATAGCGAGTGGTACATCGAAAACCACATGCGGTTTATCAAGGACTGGGATTTCGCGATCACATTCTCGATCGAGCAAGCTCAGCGAATTATAAAACATGGGGTCAAACCCAAGATGCTCGGGGTTATTCCCCATGGCTTAGACACTGGTAAGTTCCACGCTCTCGATAGAGATGAGTGCCGGAAGAAACTCAGTCTCCCTCTCGATAAATTTATTGTCCTTAACGCCAACAGGAACCAACCTCGCAAGAACATCGACCTAACGATCAAAACCTTCGTTAAGTTCGCAAAAGATAAACCTGATGCTTCGCTCTACCTGCATATGAGCGAGAAAGATCTCGGTTGGGATGTACGAGCCATCTTTAACACCGAAATGAAGCGTGCTGGTCTCGACCCAGACCAACGGTTAATCATGACCGCAAACAATATTGATTACACAAACGCCCCACCCGACGAGCTACTAAACATCATCTATAACGCTTGCGACGTGGGGCTTAACACCTGTAACGGTGAAGGCTGGGGGCTCGTGCCTTTCGAGCACGCGATTTGCAAAAAGCCTCAAGTCATGCCGAACCACACGTCATGCTCTGACGTCTGGAAGGGCAAAGCTCTACTGGCCGATGTCGCTGCCTGGATCTATGACAAGGATTTAGGGGTTGAACGTGGGATCGTCGACGTAGATGACGCGGCAGAAAAACTCTCGACGTTGTACGAGGACAAAGAGTTTTATAAGAAAGTAGCCGACGATTGTTTTGAGGTGACTCAGAACCCCTCTTACCGTTGGGACAAGATCGCTGAAGGTTTCGAAAAGGCCATGCAGGAGCTGTCCAAATGAGCGTTCAGTTCCACCGCTACCGTAATTACCACGCGCAGACTGTGGTTAAAGCGAGACTACGCAGCTCTGTAGGTTACCCATCTGTCTTTCAACAGGCTGAGGACATTGGAGGTACGTTTACTCGAATTACCAAAGGGTTGCCTGAGGGGAGCGTTGCTAACTTCAGCCCCAGCTTGATCAAGCATCGAGGATCATCTCTTATTGCTTGGCGCTCGCAGCCGGAACCTTTCTGTTTCCGGCACGATATGAAGTATTTCTACTACAACAACACACCAACAGATTTGTGGGTTGGCGAACTTCTAAACGACTCCACGATCATTGCCCCCAGAAGACTGCGCCCTGGTAAACACCGGCTTAGTTACGAGGATCCACGTCTCTTCGTAACTCCCGACGACAGGCTCCACTGTCAATTCGTGACTAGTACTTACGCAACGAAATGGGATTCAACGAAGCACTTGATGCTGAAAACTCCGAAAGTCTGCGTGGGAGAAATCAGTGAGTACGGGCATCTTGTGGAGTGTATGTACCCAAGGATCGGCAGAAACTATGTCGATGGGGGCTCAGAGAAAAACTGGTGTTTCTTCAATGATGAAGAGAAGCTTCGTCTTCTTTATTCGGTCTCTCCGCTTTGCATCAAGACTCCTGGCGAGTCAGATAAGACGATCGATTCAAAGTGCCTCGAAGAAGCAACGGGCAAGCATCCGACGTTTAACTCCACGGCTCCGATCAAAGTAGGAGACGAGTGGCTTGTGTTCTTCCACTGGAAGTACATGGTGACGCAAATCAGCGGAAGACCTTACTTGCTGTACTGCTTAGGTGCACTAACTCTCGACGAGAAGCAAACCAAAATCACCGGATTTACTAAGGAGGCTTTATTCACCGGATCTACCCAAGATGACTTGATCACTTGGACAGATGCGATGGGTAACGATATCTCTAACCAGCCCGCATGTATCCTCCCCTTCAGCTGCTATCTGGAAGACGAAGAGGAGCTCGTTATGGCTATGGGTGTTAACGACAGCTTTATGGGTGTCTTTAGGACTCCGATTGTCAATATCCTCAGCTTAATGAGTCGAGTCTGAGGTCTTTATGGCACTGGGTTTACCAATCCAGTGCCTGAGGACCGAACATGTCGATTTTCATCTGCTCAACCGTATCAGCGTAATAACGTTGATCGCCAGCACGACCAGAGTAATAGTCAAAATCATCTTTGATATATCCATCAGGAACGTCATCTTTGTAGATGAGTTCAAGATATTTAGGCAGTCCTGTTAACTCGAAACGGATGACAGCCATATATCAAAGACTAGTTATTAATTAGTCTACGATTTTTCTTCTCGTTCGATAGTTCCCCAAATCAACAACGAGGCTTCTTCGAGAAGAGAGCTGATCGTTGGCTGATCATCAAAGCTGTTAATAAGCTCACGAAGACATCTATCGGCACCTGCCAGGAGCAATCCACGGCGATCAAGGCCATCTGTCAGTGCGCGAACCGCTTGAATATGCGACCGAAGCTCCTTCTGTAAGACAGCGATCTTGGTAGCAGCAGTCGCATAATCCAACATGCCCGTCGTGGTCATCGACCGGACGTTGGCTAAGTCGTCTTTGAGCGCATCGATCTCAATCAGAAGATCTTTACGGAGATCAGTTTTGGGGTATCGCTCTTGAATAAAAGCAGTCAGATCTGCAATAGAACCCTGGTAGCCAGGGGTTAGGAACCGAGCGAAAAGATAAGCCTCGATATCGCTCGTACTGTTTTTGGCGTAGTGCTTAAAGGCGTCCTGTTGAGATTTCCCAAGCGAAGCCAACCACTCGGCAACACTTGTGGAGTCGCCGATTGTCGATTTAATCATGCAAAGTACCGCTGACCAGCCAAAGCTTGACCTGCTCCGAATCGCTTCAGTGCAAGTTGAGCCTGCGTCTGACCACGGATATTCTGTAAGTCACTGATGGTCTTAGCCTGTTGAAGCTTTAAGCCACTCTCAAGTGATTGTGCACCTAAGGCAAGAGCGCCTTCAGTTGCGGCTCGTTGGCTGAACACGCTTGCCAGCGTATCAGCTTGTTTTTGAGCAACTTGCGCACGAGTCTGCTCTTGCAGACCCTGAATGTCTTTGCTTGTGGCAGCGAGACCTTTAGCAAGTGCGTTCTCACCAGCCAAAGCTGCAGAACCAGCTTGAGCTAACAACGTGGGACCGGCTAACTCAGTGTTGAGTCGAGCATAACCAAGATTCTTCAGCAGATCGATACCGGCACCAGCTGCAGTACCAGTAATTGAAGCCTGAGTAGCAGTCCGTTTTTGAGCTCGGTCAGCGGCTTCCTTAAGAATCGCAAGTTGAGCTCCGGCTTCAGAGGTGCCCTGAAGACCGAGAGCACCCCCAAATGCGCCCTGCAGGACGCTTAAACCCTGCATCGCAGCGGTTAAAGGGACGTTCGCAGCAGCCGCTTGTGTTCCGTAAAGGCTATAAAAACTTTGAGCGGGGCTCATGGTGCCGCCGCCACCGGAGCTTCCGCCTCCCATAGCAGAGTCGGCCAGACTTCCTAATCCGCCGCCAATCGCAGTGCCTATGCCCGGAGCAATAAGCGAACCGGCAACGCTGCCAAGAGTGCCTAAAAGTCCCATGGTCAGAATACCTGTTTAGCGCCGCCAGAAAAACCTTGAGCACCAGCAGAAAGAGCGTTTGCTGAAGCGCTAAGGATGTTGGGGTTAGGCATACCCAGCGTG